CATACGGGTTGGACATCGCGGATACAGAAAATAAAAGCAAGAATCCAAAAATAATTTTCATCGTCGTTCACCTATTTTGTTGAGGTAAGTGAGAATGATACACGTGGTTGATAGATATGTCAACGCCTCTGTTGAATTAAATTTTGAGGACGTTTTTCCCAATCTGTTACATAATCCAATCCGAGTTGTTCGCGAATTGAATTATAGTTGTCCCTGCATTGTTCTATTGCTTGAATTTTTTGCGGATCATTACACTCAATACAAGCGGCAACATACGATGGCTGATTATAACCGCTACTCCACAATTTCATTTCATGCTGTCTGCCGTTATGAATCAATCTATCATGCGCCTCGCGTGAATGATGGCTTCTGTGAATTGAGTGGTTTGCTTTTTCAATCATTATGATTTCCTGCGAGTGGGGAACTGATTGAACTGCTTGCCAAGCTTGGATGTGTTCAGAATCATCTGGGTGTTCCATATTTGATTTTCGCCATCTTCTGTTTCCACGCTCAGGCTTGATCCAGTCCAAGGATTGCCTGTCATGTTAGCATCAACCACCTTTTTGCCAATCTTGCTCATCAGTTTGAATATCCAAGCTTCATAGCTTGCGTCAGCCATCTTTGCTTGTTCTTCAACATATTCGGAAGAATCAATTGATTCAATAAATTCCCAGAAGTCTCTTCTCTTTTGCTTCTCAACTCGTTCTTTGTACGAGAGGTTTTTTAAGTCCTGTTGAGTTACGGGCGGGGCAATCTCATTAATGCCACCGGCTTCTGTGATCCGATTCTTCATGGAGTTGATCCACCGAGTGGCCTTTTTGCGAGCTTCTTCTACGTAATCATTACGGAATGGCTCAAGCACATTTACCAACGTTGATTGCGTGTCCTTTTCTGCTTTTTTCTGAACCACTTCTGCATCCTTTTTTGCAGCACGTTGTTGCGTCGCTGTAACAATCATTGATTTAAGTGATGCCATTTTGTCTTTGATTGGAGTAAACTCTTCAGCCATATCCAATGCAGCATTTTTAAAATCGCTATCCATAGATTTTTTGGCAATTTTTTGCATCTTCCCTAATTCGCTTAGGCCGTGTGCCATGCCATAATATAGATCATTTAATTCACGCCTAATGTCGGATTCACGATCATAAGAAAGATAATATTTATTTTTTATGCTGTCAGAAAGATTTTCAATAGTCCTGTTTAGCACGTCTTTTGCGGTTGTCCAATCACCTTTATAAATCTCGCCATTTGCGATTTGACTGTCAAGCCATTGATTCCATTCATCAACCGACCATCCTCTCGCTGATTTGTAGTCGAACGCATTTTCGTTGATTGCAATAATGTTAATTAAGTCTCTCATGTTCGTTCTCTCTGTTGTCTTGATGTGTGTATTCTAAAGATTGTTTCAGAAAATGTCAACTATTTTTAAAAAATTCCTGGTCTACTCCGAGCGAGGTGAGTTCTCGTGCGCGGCGTGTATTGAACATCGCCATTATGTTGTGTGTCATGCTTCCTGATTCGCTCAGTACATATTGCCAACGTTGATACGAGGGATCGTCCATCTTCCAAAATTGCTCAAGTTCATCGGGTGTCGTAATGGTCTGTCTTGATTGTCCTGGTGCTTTACGGTCATATACTGTTACTGTTCTACCCGAGTTCACCAACCTTTTCCATATCTTTTTACCATCATTGCTTAACTTTATGTCACTAAATAACAACGGCTTAGATGAATCTTGAAGAATAGTTTGGTACAATTGGTCAGCATACGGAGCCTTTCCAATTAGATCATCAGATTTCCCACTCAAACTTATCGTCAAGTTGTCTTGAGCCTTGAGTAATTCCACCCCTAAAATTATCTCACCTTTGGGATTTTCCATCCAATAATACACGGTATCCGATAAGTCAATCTTGAATACTGATGGATCAATTGTTTTTAACGGAGTTACTCCAGCGTTCAACAAATCCTTGATATTAAATTTTATTGAACCAAACGTTTTTGTTGGCTCTATTCCTTGTGGATTCTCGGAAAGCCATGATTCTGTGAATCTGATTCTACTATTCATGCTTTTCTCTTCAATTTCTTGTCAACCATTTATTAGTTCAGCGACAGAATCCAAAATGTTTTCTATTTCTTCACGCCTGTTGTTATATCCTTTGCTGCCGGCCCGACCCGCTTGTTTTGCCAAAATATCCACAGCGATGTCACGGCCTCGCCCTCTCGGAATCTGAATATTACGCAAGTCATTTGCAATTGAATCGCGAAATCCGCCCTTTCCGTCCTCCAGTTGCGCAATCAAAGGAGCCAAAACGTCGATTATTGGAGCGTTCTTTTCGGCTTTTTCTGCCTCTCGTTGTTTAGCATACACCTCGTGATCGGTTAGTCCATTGTTGCGCTCTCGTTGTGCGTCGAGTTCGCGTTGATATTCTTCATGTTTGCGAGCTTGTTCTTCTCTTCGTTTATTCAACGCAACTTTGCGCTTTGCTTCTTTTGCTTGGGTGGTCAGACGGCTGTCATTGATTTTGTTGATGCATTCACTACCAACAACGTGAGTGTGGTTATCAGCAGACTTGATTACATAATTGTTTTTTATCGGAGTGCCGCACATGGCACAAATTCCTGCATCGATTCCTTTAGGAATCTCGGCTAATGCCGCACGATACGCTTCTGGATTTAGTTCTGCCATACTGCTGCTTGGTATGCTGAATACATCCGTAACTCTAAACGGAGCCTTGCCAAGTCCCAATTCTTCTAGCTTGTGGATTGTGATGTTTGTAGAAGAATCGGCGTTTTCAATAATGTTGATTAAGTCTCTCATGTTCGTTCTCTCTTTTGTCTTGATGTGTGTATTCTAAAGATTGTTTCAGAAAATGTCAACTATTTCTCTTCAATTTTTTGTCAAACCATTGAACAATAGCCCATTGAATTTTTCTCTGATATGCTGATAAGGTTTTCGGATCAATATCACGCACCCAATCAATCAATTCTTGGTCGCAGATAGGCGAATGATAACCATTCACCATGTAGCATACATCATGTAACTGACATCCGGCATCAATTGTATCAACGGGTTGCCCACCACGATTACCCGGACCACAGTAATTACCGTGAATCCTGTAAAATTTTTCGGTAGGTTTCAAATATCTGATATACTGCTCCAGTTGTTTAAAACTCGTAACTGGTTGTATCGTAGCGGGATCAAATTCGGAAGCTCTCATAAATATGAATCTGGTTTTAAAATACCAAAACGGCTTACGATATTACCATCTAGGCCATGAAGGTTCACGCCCGACTTCGCTCTTGGATTCAAATTCTCTGAGTTCCAACCCCAATGATTCGTGTGCTTGATTAAGATAATTTATTGTATCGGAATTGCAACCCAGCTTTTCGCATACAGCGAAAACATCTCCGAGTTTATAATAGGCGTTGCGAAGTTGGTCCAATTCTGCTCCAGAGTGTGATTCTGTCACGCCGTTCATTGAATCAATCGTTGAACGCATTGTTTCTGTTAGTGTTTTCATTGTTGTTCTCCTGAATTTCTTTCGTTTTCTTTAATAGCCTTCCACTTTTTCGCCAATAATCCCACAAAATCTTCCACTGTATTCAAATTATTTTGGCGCATAAATTGAATCAATTTAACAGCACCTTCGCGATCATTGCCGCTTCCGGGCTTTCGTGCATTAGCTAAATCATTTTTTAGTGATTTAATCATAGAATCCGAATAATAGGAATTATCATAAGATAAATCATACGCAAAGCTGCTGGCTTTTTTACCGAGTTTTTTTGTATCATCTAAGTTTATCAACTGAAACCATGGCTCAAACCAATTAGTTCTTGTTCTCATTCGGCGTCTATTGGAAGGCGATTTGTATAAATCTGGACCAGAGAGTGTTTCTCTTTTAGTTATCTCAACTCTGCCATTTGGTGATTGTCTTTTCCAACTTGCTTCGTCTTCGTATAGATAGGCGGGAATTCCTTGTTTTTTTGCAAGCAGCAAAGCCTTTCTTGCCATTGCCGGATATCCAGTACGCCAATTTTGGCGTTCTTTCTCGTCCATCGGCTTTACATATACATGAACAGCAGTTACTCCGTTGATTGGAATAGAGGGTGTTTTGCTAAATATTCTATCTTCTGATTCGGACGCTCTTCCAGTTTTGGAAACATCTCGGTTTCCCCAATAATCAACTGGACCTGCCGGATAATGATTATTATACCATTCTCCATCAAGATTAAACATAACGCCACCATCGCCGGCATAATCATGGAATCCACCAAACTTAGTTCTGGTCGTGCTCATAAAATAATGATAACCACGTGGTGCCCATTCTTCTTCTACGGAACCCACAGTTGAACTGAGTTCAAATTTTCCAGATTGCAATATTGATACTGCCGAATGCAAGGAAGTATAGTGATAAACTATACTTGACAATCCCTCACTTAAAAAATTTTTTTTTTGAGAATTTTCTTGTATCGCGCCTCGCTTCATCGCTCGTTTGGCATTTCTGTCAACGATTGTTCCAGCCTCGTCGGGTGTCATCATGTCTACTGGTTCATCATTGCCAGCAAATTTAATTACACCTTCATTTGGCGAATAGGGAGCTAAGATATTACTCAACGGTGGTAAATTGGTGATTTCACCCAAGGAATCTTGTGTCACTTGTACTCCGAGATTCCTTGCCAATTTAATAAAGGCATCAGTGCTTATTTCTTTTTTACCGGAGGTATCTTCTGCTCTACCTTTCAAAAGTTGAACGAGAGCCATCATCTTTTGATTGCTGGTTAAGCTGCCGTCAAACTCATAAAGTCTCATTTTGCTCTGGCTCTACCCAAAGTAGTCTCTTCGCCACCCATTTCTGGTTCATCAAAATCCATATCCATGTCAAAATCCATATCTTCGTCAGGGGATGGTGGTGGTGTCATGCCAGTATCATTGGGTGAACCCACGGAAGGAATAGATGATTGTTGTCCAGTAATTATACCCACAGCTGCTTCAAGTTGCAACTTGGCAGTTTGCATACTTTGTACCAACGTGGAAAAAGCAGTACCAGAATCTTGATTGAATTGAACAGCTTTGTCATATCCGACTTCATTTTTCACTTGATTCACCAATGCTGGTAAATCCTTGAATTGAACGGATGTACATTGTTCAATCATTTTTTGAACTTGATCTACCAAATCTTGTGCTGCCAAAATGACCTGAGCTTGTTGAATTTCAGATTCGCTAATCTGAATTCTCCAATGGCGATTCCAGTTTTCATTCTGAATAGGTGAACCCATCATAGCACCAGCCATTGATTGTTGTTCATCTTTAGATAGCGTTTGACCACTGATAGACTTCTTCATCGTTTGTTGTAGTTTTGGGTCCTTGATTTTTTGAGCCGCTTGAAGTTGTTGTGATTTTACTTTTTGCTTTTCTGCTGGAGTTGGGGTAGTGGTGCTTCCACCAGCTGGTTGAGTCATAGCTCCGGCATTATTTGTTGCTCCGCTTGGTGCATACTGAGTATTTTCCTTCAAGCGATATTTCAGTGCTTGTTCAACCATCATGAGTTGAATAAATTTCGGATCACGTTCAGAATAATGAATACTCGGTTCAGCCCTGCGCTCTGCAATCAAATTGCGAACACGAGATAGTAGTCTTTTGGTATCATTTTCCGAAAGATTCCTCAGTGATACTTTACGCCCAAAATATTGCTCTAATACCTTGGTATAATGTTTAGCGGGTGATCTCGCTTCAAGTTCTTGTAAGTTCATTGTTAAATCCTCTTAATTGCCAATTCTTTGTTATCTTATAACAGCGACGGAGTTCTGATTCAATCTCGCGTTTTTGCTGTAGTTTAAAGTCTATCTTCGCTGCAATAACCTCTGCAAGCATTGCATCATTATTCCTTTTTGCCATACCTATTCTTGTAATTAGATCATTGTTGATTCTATCCAATTTAAAATCTAATTGCTTAATAGTAATAGCCATATCATGTCTATTTATTTTATCTGCTATACACCAACTGATGGCTGATGGCATTTTTTTCATAATATGTAACGAAGTACCTAATTTTAAAACTCTATACTCGTTATTGTCAGTAACTATTTCATAACTGCCAAATAGATGGTAGTTTTCGTAATCATCTTTCCATATCAATAAATCTTTAAGATTATCTAATTCGGATGTGAATATTGTTTTATATTTTTGTTTTTTGTTCATTTAGTAGCATAATTTTCTATTAACCATCCTATTACTCCCAAGAGTATAGTGATGATGCCGACTCCCCATTTCAGATGTTGTTCGTGCCGCTTACGATCTCCGGACATCATTAAGTCATACATTTCCTCTATCGCCACGTCCACTTTATCTATTTTTGCGGCCATATCATCTAACCTATCTTCCAATGCACTATATCTCCTTGCACATAATTCCACATGAGCTTCTAACGAATGTCTTTCAATACTACTAATCTGATCGGTCATAACAATGCTCCTTATGTTGAACGATTCAAAAAATCATATAGTATTTATCTTTTTTTGAAAAACTGTATGTTAGTAGTATTACCTATTGCGGTGGTCATATTTGCTTGAATTTCGCCATTCTCTGATATTATCAACATAGGAATTGAATTGGAATCTTTGTGGAGTATATCCAATTCTGAGTATTCCGTGTATACAGAATCATTCTCAACAAAAAATTCAAATAACCATTGATCGTTTTGTTTTATCGGAAGATTATCATAAAATACTTGTGTTCTTAACCCCAATATCTGAAGTAATGTTTCAAAATTTCGTTGTTTATTCCTTGATATCAGCCAATCTGATTGATTGGTAATAATAGCACCTGATTGATCTGGAAACGGCAATCGTTCTGCTTTAAAAAAACCAGTTGTTCCAGTGCAAGTTATATCAAAAGAAGTCTGACAAATAATTGAAATCATTATGACCTATTTACGTCAGATTTTTATCTCTATTATTATTCTTCTTAGATAAGCCACCTCTCACCCACCCCTCACCGGGGCATTCTTCTGTTATTTTAAAATTTATACCATTGTTCCATGTCGTTTTTGTCTTCAGGCCACCCAATTGCCATCCTTCTCCGGGGCATTCTTCTGTTACTTTTTGTTCAATGCCGTTGTTCCACCACTTTTTTCCAAATGTTCCACAATATCCAACTAATTGCCCCAATTTCCAATCCACGCCTGGACATTCTTTTGCCATTACACACTCTACTCCATTGTTCCACCAACGATATCCTTTGTTGGATGTCAGCAGAGATCCCTCGAACCAATTTTCATCGGGTTGCTCGTAAGACATTATGCTATCCTTGCCGTTGTTCCACCACTTTAATCCCACGGACGATGGGATTAATTCGCCCGATGTATATCTTGGATCATCCACCGATACTTGCATATTATTGCCATCTTTATCTTTTACTGGAACCATTCCTTTGCTGCAATGTACCAATTCACCGGATACATATCTTGGATCATCCACTGAAACGGACATGGTGTTGCCATCTTTATCTTTTGCTGAAACCATTCCTTTGCTGTTGTGAATCAATTCGCCCGATATATATCTTGGATCATCCACCGATACTTGCATAGTATTGCCATCTTTATCTTTGACCACAACCAATCCTATAGTATTCCACCTCCCTTCGTTGTTGTTCTTATTAAGCATTTTTGGGTGATTACGCGCATCCAAGCATTGTAATACTCTCGTTTCCCAAGCATAGCACTTGGTCGGGCAATTAAATGTTCTTCTTATTTCTTTAACATCGGGTTCACCATGCAACTTCCGAAATTCCGTCACGTGTTCAGATGAGGTCCAATAATTCTTCCAAAAAGTATTTGGGTCGGCATCTTTGCCGTACTTGGAGCCGTAATACCAGATATTAAGATGAGACCATCCGATTAGGTAGGTGTAAAAAATTGGTGCTTGTTTTTTTCTTGCCATGATTTATCTCCCTTTGATAATGGCAACGCCATATAGAGATATTTCAGGTGTGTTGATGTGTGTAATAAATACATTGCTGATTGCTCCATGATAGCGTTAGAACCAATGGATATTTGCAGTATCGCGATTGGTATCTTTATTTATCTCCGATTCATTTATATCGGAATTTAATTCTTCCACTTCTTGTTGAGCTTTGGCTCTTTTAGCTTCATTTGGGTCATGCTGATTGCTTCCCATAGCACTCATTTGACCACTTTTTGCTTTGTATTGATTGATAAATTCTTTAGCTCTCATATTCGTATTTATCAGACAAAAAAATCCCGCCGAAGCGGGATTTTGTGTATATATCTTAAAGATATATTAGGATGCTAAGGTTGCAGAACTTGCCAATCTGAAGCCAACAGAGAATACGTCAGTTCCGGTGAAATCATAGCTTGATCCGTTGGGAAGTTGAGCATTACCTAGACCACCAATAAGTGCAGCCAGATTTACCGCTGAATTATCTCCGCCGGTAGTATCAGTATTGAAAGCTCCCACTGGGAAAGTTGCAAGGCTAAAATTTGTATTTGCAACAGTGTTACTAACTTGATACATAGCCACTGTGGATACTTGTTGAACTGTTTGTAGTAGCAGTTCAATCGCGCCACCAACACCAGCTTGATTGAAGGGGTTGGTATTACCACCAGAAAGATTCATGCCGAAGAATTCAAGTTTTGGTCCTTGAAAGTTAACGGGAACGCCAGCTGGTGCATAAGTTACATTTGCTGCAAGTTGTGGACCATTTAATTGATCAACTGCGAAAACAGGTTGTGAGCCGCCCGAGACGACAGGTATACTAGCCATAATAATTTTCTCCTTTAATAATTGGATCTTTTGATCCTAAATGTATTTATCATTTTGTTGAGAAAACTACTTTTTAGTATTTTTAATCATGCCCTTGACCCATCCATCTCCTGGATGCTGATACGAGAAAACATTATTTTTTCCATTATTATAACAAGTTTTTCCGGCTGTGGTTGCTTTGAAATCCCCCAATCTGCCCGGAACCCATCCCTCTCCTGGACAATCTTGCATCATTATACATTCAACTCCATTGTTCCACCAGGTCTGTCCAGAATTTGTTGTCCCAAGATTCCCTCTAATCCACCCTTCGCCCGGACATTCTTCGCTCATGGTTGATTTAATGCCATTATTCCACCATACTGTATTTTTTGACGTATGAATAAATTCCCCGGATTTATATCTAGGATCATCTCTGTGAATTCTTGTTTTTGTACCATCGCAATTTTTTACTGGAATAGTATCTATGGAAACAGGAATTAATTCTCCGAGTTGATACTCTGAGTTGTGTATATCTACCTGTAAAATTGTTCCATTTTTATCTCGAACAGTAACTTTTCCTTTGTTTACGTGAGTGAGCTTATTTTTATTTTCTCTATAATAATCAGATGTAACCGTGGTTATTGTTCCGTTATTCGTTATGGTAGTCAATGATAGTGGTTTAATACTTCCACCAGACTGTTCGATTTCATTTTTTGTTACCCAACATATCTCGCCCTGTTGATTCGTTGCCGCTCTTCGTGCGGGTAATCCCAATCTTCCTGCGCAACCCTCTCCTCCGAAGGTCATATTATAACCCCAATTGGACTTGTGGGAATTATTCTCTGTTATAAAGTGAGGTTCCATTACATTAAGCGTGTGGTCCGCATCACGAGATTGATATAATTCTTCCCACTTAAATGAGTCTTCACCCCATTTTTTAATCGCTCTGTGAAAAATCGCTGTTGTGGAATCACTGTTTGCATCTTTAAGATGCCTAAACTTTCTTTTTTTAAAATTACTGGTAAAACCAACGTAGCATTTATTGTTAACAGTATTTGTTACCCTATATATAGTATAAATAGTTTTATTGTTCATGATTTCCTCCTTGTTGAATTCACGCAGAGGATTTTTAACAGAAATAATAAATTGCTAAATATTATTACTGATGTCGTCCTCCGACGTTAGAACCAATGGGTGTTTGCATCACCGCGATTGGTATCCTTATTTATCTTTTAGTTCTTATTGAATAATTTGTTACCATGCGAGAACACGAATCTGTCTACCAGTTTTACTCTGCCGTCCGGTGAATTCAATACCCATCCCTCATGACCGGGGTGTTGTCTATCTAATTGGAGTAATGATTCCATTTTTAATTCATGCAATAATAAAAATATTTCAAATACTGCTTTAAGCGCGTCTCCGTTTGATGAAGGGCTATCTAAGTATTCGTTTATTCTTTTATATTTCAATGCGCCAACATTTCCCTCAATCCACTCTAAAAATCCATTTAGCAAATCATCAAAATTACTGCTTATACGAGAATTGATAAATCGCTTACACAGTTGAGGCAAGTCTGTTATTTTTTGAGATCGTAGCTCAGATGGATCAAATAACAAATCAATATCATCACCATGCTCTTTTAGCAATTTCTTTATTTCACCAATTATTTCCTTGCTTACCTTGAAGTTATTCCCTGATTCAAAGTCTGATGGGAACATCAGCAATAAACCCGGTGATTTTTTATGTTTTAACTCAGTTAGTGGCTCATCGCCAGATTCTTTGTGTTTAATCAGAGTATGAAGAGCTACACCGACCTCACTATCTGTAATCTTGGTTCCAAGGTCACTATTAACAGGAATCTTGTACTCTATAAAATTTGGCCTAAATGTATATGCGCCTTTTATTTCTTTTGGCTTAGATGAATACATCAGATCACCCTTGATGAATCCCCTAAAGCCTTTTGGCAAAGCTGAATCTAATAACGGAAATAATTTATCATATATGTCAATCAATTCTTCTCTTCCAGGACCACGCGCATTGAGAATATCTCTCATTTGTTCTGATGTTTCCGCTAATCCATCGTATGTTTTAGCAGTGAATCCAGATTTGTCTGTGAGAATAAATTTACCCTTATCGTTTCTACCAAATACTATACAAGGTTTGCCGTCTATTTTGGTACTGATTGATTCATCTCCATTCTCAGAAGAATATTTCATTATTCTAAGGGCTTCTTTTACTCCCTTTGATCCCCTTTCAAATACCAAATCCTCTAAGTGTTCTATTCTTGCATTATTCTCAAGTAATGGCTGATATCCTTTGTGAACGATTCTATCTCGGAGTCTTGCCATATAGTGAATTTCCGGTTCATAGTAATCATCAATAAACGGAATACCTTCTTTGTTTAGGTGTTGTGTGAATAATTCTATTTTTCTTGTTCGCTCTTTGTCTTTTGCCAACATCCTCAGTAATCGTTCTACTGTGCCCATATCTGCGCTTCTTGCGCTTGGTCCAAAGAATTTAACAGTAATGTCATTGACATCATTACTCACCGCTTTTTTCGTGTTTATGTCGTATAATCCTTGAAGTGGGTTTATTTTTTGACCCATAGTGTATGCAATTGAATTCAGTAGAATATTTCTTTCTCTACATTTATAGATACTTTCTTCTTGTAATCGCATCATGTATCTACTAAACTCAACATTCTTAACTGGATATAAGTTAACTTGAACGAATCCTCTTGATGGTGTTCCTACAATGGGGCACTTGAAGCAAACAGTATCATTTACTTTTTTCACGAAGTTATTAGGATTGAAGTCATAGCTTCTTGCCCAATTGATGAATCCTTCTAATAACTTGTTGGGTGATGATTTTGCCTGATCATATACTACATCAATATTTGAGCAATTCGGAGATATAGGTGCGCTTCCAACAATGTTGTCAATTAAATCTAAATGAGGTTGCATCATGCCCAACCAAGCAATAGTGGGTCTACAATCGGTTTGATTGATTCTTTGTGTCAGTAATTTTCCTTTTGAATCAACAAAAACGAATTTCGTCATGATATTTTAAATCCGTGTTTTGTCAGCAATCTGTCAGCTTCTTCGTTGCCGGTTGAATTAACAACTTCATCGTTGCCCTCAATTTTATCGTATTCTCTTTCTTTTGATCTTTTTGTGTGATTGTTCAGCGTTTGTGAAGCAAGGCTGGCTTGTCGGATTAAATCAACGAATAATTTATATTCTTTGGTCATGGTCCCCGAGGCATCTTCCATAACAGAACTGCTATAGAAATCATCCTCTTTGTCAAGGAATGCTTGAAGTTCTTCGGGCGCTATCGCTTGAGTCTTGGCATTGATCCATTCTCCTTTAGAGTTAACCATATAATCTCTATTGCCATAACGAATAATCTTAGGCTCACCCGATATTAACTTAGTGCCGCTTGGACTGCTATGAAGAACATTTTTTGTCCTTGGCGATGTTGGGTTAGCTTGATTTTGATTTGATTTCTTATACTTTGAAATCTGATTATTCATAATTTTATCAATAATCACCATAATGTCATCGCCATTAACAAATGATTGAATATGATTTCTGTTTAAGAAGTTTATTTCAACGAAGTTGATCAATTGCTTTCGCATCACGCCAGAAGAACCATTCAGGTATCTTGCTCTTTCTGCCTTATCACGGAAGTTATTGGCATATTTCTTTTTAAAGTTGTTCCAAAAATTATACGCTTTCGTTGCCTTGTTGTGCTCAGAAGCAGATGATAATAACCCTCGGCCAGCACGATCCTTTTTCGTTTTTTTATAGATATCCAACAGACCTTCGTCAAGGATTTTAGTTTTTTTAGGATTTGGTTGTGTTATCTGATAAATTAGCATCTATTCTTCTCACTGCTCGTATGAACTTGCTTGGGTCCTTTACCTTTATCGCATTTAATAGCTTTCTAACCAAAATCTCAGCATTAGCTTCGTCATACGAAGATTCAATTTTTTCAATGACACGAATAACGCTCGTAATAGCGGTTGAGGCTCTATTTTCCAATATATGTCCACGATCACGCTCAACATACATTGACTCAAGTTCTTCCAATAAACTTCGTGTTTTTTTCTGCATAGGGTAAATTCCGGTTACAAACTCGTCTGGTATTTATGCTGATTTAAAAATCAACGTCCGGACTTTAAGTCATTCATTAGTTGTTTTAACTTAGTGCTGTGGAATTCAGCCTCTATTTTTGGAGATTCTTCGTTGATTTCCTCTATACTACTCGTTGTTGAGCTATCTTTGAGCCTATCAAGAACATTGGGCCTTCTCACGAATCCAGAACTCTGCTGTTCATCGTCCGGCAAATCGCTAATTCGCATAGTATCCATATCATACAGTAAATCAATCTTGTTACCAACGCCAGTGGAACTTCTTGATTTCATACATTGAATCTGATATTTTCCTTGTTCCTTCATTGATCGTGAAGTAAAGATACCAAAAACATTATCCGCCGTATTGATTTTACTTATACCACCAGCAATATGGCTATGATCAAACTCTACTTCGGAAGTAGATGACCGATTTAATTGGCTGGCGGTCACAAGAAGTACACCCAATTCTTTTGATAAGTTTCTCAATTCCTCACTTACATATTTGTCCTTAACATACAAATCCGAGGGGCTAACTTTGGTGCTAACAGGCATCAATAGATCAAGGTAATCCACCATTAAAAAATCTATTTTTATTCCAGATTGAACTTGAAGCTCTTTAAGATACGAACGAATATTGTTGATATTACTCTGAGCGGGTAGATACTTAACTCTATATTGTCCCATCTTTTTGGATGCCATTTTTACCTTCAATTCGGTAGTATCCATATCTTTCCGAATATCTTTCGTAGACATCATTGTGAGCATCGCATCAGTTCGCAAGCTGGCTAATTCTTCGGATAGCTCTAAGGTGATGTAAACTCCATTTAATCCTTGTGCTAGCCAATTTAAAGCTAAATTCATCATTACAAGTGATTTTCCGCTTCCAGAACCACCAGCGAAGATAGATAACTCGCCTCTACTAAAACCACCGTATAACAATTGATCTAATTGCTTCCATCCAGTAGATACTTGACCCCCGCTATTAAAGTATTTTTCAAGTCTATCTTTGGGATTGGCGAAGTAATCTGTTCCCATATCCTTGGTAAGACTGATTTGAACAGCATCTTTAATCAGTTTTTCAACAGGATCATATTCGCCCTTTTCAAGAAGATCGGCTGATTTCAGAATAGCTCTTTCTAATTCTCTTCTACGAGTAAAGCTCTCAAATTCAGCTAAAAACCAATCATAATGTCCTTCGGTTAAATCTGATATTTCTTCTAATCTTATTCCGGTCGCTGCTAATATCTGAGAACGATCTGGTAGTACCGTATACTTAGTGGCGTGTTCTTGTATAAATTTCGCAACAGGTTGTAATTTAATATCAAAATTTTTGGGATTATAAATGCCTTGGATTCTTACGTAACTCTGAGCATCTTGTATAAGGAATTCAATGAATAATTTTTGTATATCTAGGTTATAATCAGTGAGCATGAAGATGTTTTCTTTTTAATTCAATTTTTAGCGAGCTTTTTTCCACCGACTCAATGATTGATATCAGTGTAGCAATTTTTCCATAACGAGCAACAGCATCGGCGGTATCTTTAATATCACTGTCCCATTCTGGGAAGCTCACTCCCCAATGATATTCTATGGCTTTTTTAATCATTTTTTCACCGGCTTTATCTCTATCTGGAACAACAATAACTTGTTTTCCGAAGCTGTTTATCAATCGTGCCTGATTGTCATTGACAGTATGATGTAATACAGCAACACCATTTATCTGAATGGCATCAAAAATTCCCTCTACTAATATCAGATATTTCCAATGTCTTGATTGATTATCAAGATTGAATACATATCCCGGTGGATTGTGTTTTACATACTTTGGTAATTGATTATCTAAGTATCTGCTTGCGTATCCAATAATAGTATCGTCGTGAGTAAAGGGTATAATTATTCTATTGTTATCTCTGCCAATATCGTTTGGTGTTACATAATATGGCATTGATTCCGAATCAATAGAGCGTGATTTAAGGTAATCCGCGTATACCTTATGGTGCGGATTATTTATATCCAACTTGTCAGCAGTCTCGGGAAGTGATATTACTTCAAATTTTGGATTGATGTGTCTGACATGGCTTTCCACAATACCATAGAGATTTCTATGTCGTAGAGATTGTAGATTTAGCTTATTGATTATCGCTTGATCTACATTTAGCCACCCAAGGAGTAACTTGAAATTTTTACTTAGATGTTCACCGGGTGTAAACGAAGCGGAAAATCCACAGTTAAAACAGTTCCAAATTATAGATTGGTCTGAGTTTATTAAAATACCACCTCTTCCTCGTTGATCTGCTCGTTCGCCACGATGATGGCAACAAACGGCATTCATAGTTCGCCATCCAGAAGGGGTTAACTTATTTTTAGCCGGTAAATATGGCAATATGTTAAACATTGCTCTATCTTACGCTATGTTGAGTTCTCAATCAATGAAAAAGGTGAAATATCAACGATAGTACATGTTCTCAATATATCCAGTAGTGATAAGAACGATAGCGCCCGTTTTACCGGGCGGAACAGGATACACTTGGCCGTTATAGGAGATAATAGGAACCGGCCAATAGCCAGAACCAGGATTAGTTATAGTGATGCCAGTAACGGTGCCAGTAACAGTATCAATGGTAGCCTCTGCTGTTGCACCAGAACCATCGCCAACCAAATCAACTCTTGGTGGAGCCAAATAGCCAGCGCCACCATTCTGAAGCAATATATCCACCACATGTCCATCTTCGCATACTGCATAAGCAATGGCCGGTTGCGCTGGTTGCTTTGGAGTAGAAAATAGACTATTGTTAAACGCCATTCTAAGGAGAGGAAACCATCCTTCTATGTTCCAATGTATAGTGCCATAATGATTATAAAATGTTCTACTCTCGGTGATGTTATACCAAATGCTCTCATAGGTTTCTGCCCACTGAGCTTTAATCGTTCCTGTATATCCAATCAATGATAGTTGAACTGTAGTCAATGAATTAGCTGGTGCGATGTGGCTGGAGAAGTATTCAGTATTCATCCAACTATTGAAGTATGCGCTATCACCACCCCAATATTGTCCGGCCCAATTTGGATAATTTTCAAAACTTGAACCGCCGTAAGAATACTGGCTGGATAGTTCTAAGGTGGGAAGAGTGAGCGGACGACTTGGAACAAATTCCGGGAACACTGAATCCACGATATCCAATGGCGCTCTCGCACCCGCATACGAATCGGTAAAAACCGGCTCAACGAGATTGCCCGAGTGTCGTTGAATTGAATAATACGCTGGTTGGGCAATAAGTTCTAATAATTCTTCGCGAGTGAACGTAACCTTAAATCTGCCACATCCGGGATTCAGAATAACCATTTCTTTTTCAAGAAGGATTCTATCACCGGCAGTATTCATAACTCGGAATACGAAATTGCTGCCACTGATATTCACCGGCTTTTCTTGCTGGTTGATAGCTTGGAACAGAAGGACATTGTCCACGCCGAGATTTATATTGAGTCTTTTTGCATACATGGGATTTTCAAACCGATAAGTGAACGTGAACCCATCACCAGTATTGATAACGAGAACTTTGGTAAATTGGTGATAAACATAACATTGGGTACTGTAAGCCATGTTATATTTATCTTTTTAGTTCAACTATTTTGAGAAGAATAAATACTATCCGATGACATCTTCCATTTTAGAAAAATTATCAGAACAATATCCGTTTATTACGTTGTGCGTTTATGCTCAGAATGAATATATAGGTATTATTCAGAATCAAGACAACAACATAACATCGTTATATGATTATGGAAGTGTTATTGATGCCTCAATGAAACAGTTATTCATTGACTTGGGTAATGCATGGTGGTGGGAAAGTAATCGCTCCATACCAATTAATATTTTCCTCAAGGCAGAATGGGAACCGTTCAGACCATACTTAAAAACATTCGCTAACAAGGATTTACAAATAATACATGGACCAGTGTGTAGTTTAGGTCAGTTAAACGAAAGAAAATCCAAAAAAAGATCAATAACTCTCGTTAAACGAGTTATCTGATTTTTCTGCCAATAGGCTAAGATTTATCTTAACCAACATCGCATATGATATGCTATGACTTTTTCTAAAAGTATATCCATCTGTCAACTCTCCATCCCATACATTACTCAATACCTCGTCCCATGGTTTTCTTTGCAGATGCGCCTTACCAGGACGTATGATACTAATAAAAGCCGCCATTTTTATGACACTATCTGGTTGCATCGCTTTCAATAGATCATAATAATTTCCGACATGAACTATTTGTTCTGTAACCTTCTTATCTTGCCATAGCATATCCCACTTAGGCTCTTGATTGAGCAATTTTTCATAATGCTCATTATCTCGTATCATCTTATATACTTGCACATTAAGTAGGTCTATTTTAAAATATCCTCTACTTTCTGCTTCTTCGTATAAAATGGATGAACATTCATTTACAGGATCATACGGAATATTGGTAGCATAAATACCAGAATTGTGCTTTTTAATTTTACCACCGTGTAACATGGAAGCAGCGGTACAATCAATCAGGTTTAATATCTGATCACGATCAGCGCAATCTATATCAATATCAGCCGACATTTACCATCCCGCTTTGCCTAAAATATCCCACGCATAAGAAGTATCAGTTTTTTTATGTTGGAACGTATTCTTCCATATATCAGAATCAATATAGGGCCAACATTCTTTCAATAATGCAGGTGTGCCAGACATTCTTTCAAGCAAATCTTGGCCACTGTTTGAATTATATAATGCCCATCCACTCAGTCTACCTGTCACGATAGAATAAGATATAGTATTAAGATTACCATATCTTAGCCAATCTTTTGATGGTGCATTTATCTTTTCACTCCATTTTATTGAATTGGTTATGGCGCGAGTAAGTGCTTGGCCGACATCTTCTCTTGGTAGAAAATCAATCAGATATTCTGAATATAGTGAATCACGAGTCCAATCATCAATTCTTTTTTTGTTTTTAATTAACCAAAGTGAATATTCCTCGGGTGATATTACCTTGACCTCAATACAATATTTTCCAAATTTAGTAAATGCTTTATAATACGCACTGGAAGCAAATTCATTGAATGATTTTTGCTTCGGGTACATGGAATTGAACGCATGGAAAGCTATCCGAGAATAGGTTTCATTTTTCGAATCATGCCGATCACGTTTTTCGCATTTATGAGTGAGTATAGTTTGAGATTTTTTAAATGATTTGCCGCAATACTCACATGAATAGACTGTTACTTCCATGTTGATTCAAAAATTTCTGCATCTTCGTCCGAATCAAATTCCCAAGGAATTTCCTCTGAATTCATTGTAGTGGCTGCATAACAATTTTTTAAAGCAGGGCTACCACAATGATATCCATTCCTACAATGCTCCTTACACCATGAATCCATCGTTAATTGCTGATAGTATCCATAATGTTTTTGCAGAAAAATTTGTCTCATTGTAATCTCCGATTAAACTAACTGGTGGTTATTATCATCCTGAAAATCATACGGAGGAACATCTTTTGGTATCTCTACCACTTCTCCGCCTTCTACTTTTAATCTAACAATTGATCCTGATCTACTGGCTCTGAAGTAATCTCGCCCGCCATCAATCCAAACAGAACCATCAGGACTACCTCGATAATCATGCCTGCATCTTGAGTATATTATATCACCATTGTTTGCGCGAATGCCAATAAACGATTCCTCTATTGAGTCCTTGGCATCAGATATATAATATAAATCTGATTTCCTCGAGATTGCGAACCAATTTGATCCCTGTGGGTGTGGCTTTTCGGTATAAAAGATCAATGATGGTTCATATCTCCATCCATTTTTGGTTTTCAATGGAAATTCCATCAGATATTTTGCTGAAAATTTCTTCTCTATTTTTTCAATATCAATATCTTTTATAAATTCAGGATTTGTTAAAATCATCCGATTTCCTTTTTAATTTGTTCTGGAGTCATTCCCATGCTTTTTGCAAGGGATTTTAATTCAGCATTGGTTGTCAAAGACGCCAGTATCTGAATATCATCCATTTTATAAGATGGATACAACTTTGTCAAGAATTTTTCCATTTTATTGTTAGACTTAGATTCTTTTTTCTTTACAGGAATCCAATTGTGCTTAAATTTTCCCATTCCCGGTGATATCGTGGTAGCACATAGCCATTGCAATTGAGGATGTTTATTTAACGCAAAAAAGTGTTTATTTAATCTCTGATTACAAGCCATAATATAGTATTCTTGCAAATCAACATCTCCTTGGACGCAAGACCCCCAGCGTATCATAAGGTATGCACTAAACTGTTTTTTATCTTCGTCTGATAGTGACTCATAAAAGTTCCTATCTTTAAGATCAAGTTTAGCCATTTCGTTAGATATGTCCAATTCGCTCATTAAATCACCATGCGTGTTGATAGTTTACTACTTCGCAATTTCTACTAATATCTTTTACGAAGTAGATACACTGAGGCATAGGGTCATCGGTTAGTGGAACACAAAGCATCTGTCCATTTTTTAATTTAGGCGCATACCATGTCACTTCATGATATACATCAATAATTTCAATGTCATAAAACGTGGGACTAAAACTGGTCAGAGGATTGTATGAAAATACCTTGAATCCTCTGTCGGATATTGCAGTTAGCGGCAATATTTCTAAATCTCCCATATCTGGCTCACCGATTAGCACTTGCCAATCTACGGGCATTTTAATAACATGATTACCGATTTTCAGCACCAAAGCTGGACTTGAAAAACTCTCAAGAAAGATCAGCGGTATAAAATAGTAATCGGGTGAATTAGGATTGCTATTGTCAAATATAGCGAATCTGATATCATCTACCTCTTTGGGTAGAAAATTCAATTCATATGCTTGATTTTCATCTAATGTTAAAATTCTCAATTTATAGACACTCCTTTGTTAATGATTCACTATAGCACATAATATGTCCATTGTCAACGCCATTCTAACTTTTCTTTTGAATAAGGATATTGAGCATCCTTGTAATACTGTATTCTTTTAGTGAGATGGCGCTTTGAAAACCTACAAGTAGAAGTAATGTCATAAATTTCTACATGATTCTTGTCATGGGCTTTTCTTAGTCCTCTACCAATGGATTGGATGCATCTTACGAAAGAGCGGCCCGGTTCGATTAGTACAATGTTGAACAATCTTGGAATATTGATACCTGTACTCGCCACGCCATACGTTGCCACAATAACTTTACCATCACTGCCTGAGATTGAATCGTATTCTTCTTTTCTGTTTTTTGATTTGGTACTTCCGCTCACGAATACAGCATCTTCGCCCAATCTAGCTGCAATTTCTTTTCCGCTGGCTACTCGGTCAACCAACACCAACGTATTACCCGATGTTTTTATTTTATCAATAATCTTTACGATTTCATCCAATCTATCAGAGTTTTCAGTCAAAAACTTTAATTCTTTCTGATAATCTGTGAACTCACTATGATCTACTAATTGAATAATATTGATATGGCAATTGGATAAATGACCTTCGTCTTGTAGCTCCTTAGCAGATAATCTCCCTATCACTTGGCCAATACTACAAAACAAACTCATAAATTCATATTGTTCTTTTGGTATAGTGCCAGTCAATCCCCACCGAATGGGAATATTGGCAAATGGCCCTGTTAACAATGATTTGAGCGCATTTGCCCGTAATTGGTGGCACTCGTCCACAATAACGCACACAACGCCCTCAATAAATTCATGAATGGTGGTTTCTATGGTACCAGCCTGAGTATTTTTAAGCATGACATTTAATGCTTGCCATGTGCAAATAGTATGTGTTTTACCAAGTTCTTTTTTATCACCACAATAAACACCGGTTTCCAATCCCATGTTTACATAATCTTCTAATGTTTGTGATACCAATGATTTATTTGGAACGATGATAAGCGTTCTACCATATTTCTCAACCGTAGCACTAAGTGCAGCGCAAGAAATTGTTTTTCCAAATGCAGTTGGAAGCTCCTGTAAACACTGAGGATTAGCCAAAAAACTGTTTATGGCACTTACTTGATAATCTCGCAATACGATGGGTTGGCCAGCAATAGGATGCCCTTCTGGCCAACACCTATTGTCAAATGTCGTTTCTGATACTGGATCAAAGTGAAACTGCCGATGAGATTGGCGTTTGTCATCTAATTCAAAATCATACCCTTCCTTTTCTAAAATAGGAATTATCTCCGGTAGTAGATTAAGGTAAGTTGATCCAGCGATAGAAAAAAATGATTCTTTACCATTCCATCTCCCAAGGCGGACAGCAGGCATATATTTTGCACCAGGAACATCATAACTGAATTTGGACGCTAATTTTCTTCTAACATCGGCGTCCAAATTCACGAGCTTAATGTTAACCTCATCTAATACTTGTATAATACACGTTTTCATCATTGATGGCTATCTGCTATTAGTTGTCGCTCGGTGTATCTATTGCTGATTCCTCTTTCCTTGTAAAAAATATGTAGTCCAATCTGATTGATCTTTTTGTAATCTGCTCGCCACTTTGGACTAACATAATTAGCGTGATACCATTTGGCATCATCTAACTCAATGACACGCACACCATGTTGGAATCTATCTACTACGTGTAAAATGGCTTTCAATCTTTTATTTGGTAGCTTTTTATTACGAAGGCTCTTTTTAAGAGTCCAACTAAATTGCTTTTTTGCATACACCACATCACATATTGAATCGCCCCAACGACCATCCAATGCGCGATTGAATGTTACTTGAGCAACTGCTAATTTTCCGATATACGGCTCAAATCTTGCTTCGTGATAGATATTTTTAGCAAGACAATTTATATCTTGCCGAGATAGAACAAGTTTATGATGCGTATTGTACAGCCTTGATGATTGTGAACTAAATTCATTCATCGTGTTTTTTGTTGGAGATTTCCAATATGGATCCTTTTCCAATGTTACTTCGACTTCTCCATTCAGTCTATTTTCTATAGCACCGAGTCTTGTGTCAAGGTTATTATAAGCATGAACTCCGATGATTGATATGACAACCGTTGCGGCAACAGCGATGTTGCTTTTAAAGTCCTTATCACTACTAAGGATAGATAAAATCTTCATTGTTGGTCTTCTTCTCACATAGATTGTTAAGTTGAAGTTAAAGTGTACTATACAACCATCATGATTGCAAGTGTTTTTCTGAACATTGTTAAAAATAACCGCCTTGCGGCGGTTATTTCAAATTTGCGATGTTTTTGTCAAGTATAAGGCGATAGATTCAATCAGATCATGTGAGACTTTAACTTCTGTGGATATTTCCTCATAAGACTTTCCCTCAATAATCATTGCTTTTACTTGATCAATGATTGGCGTTTTCATTTTGCGTTACCTCAATCTGTATTTATCTTTTTAAGTCCAAAGGCTTCTGCGAATTTGAATTAAATCTATCAACATCTGAGTATCTTCAGCATGATACTCTTCTTCGATTCTCGTGGCTAACTCAATCGCTTTGTTGGACTCAGCACATTCTTCATCAGTTTCATCGTGGCTTCCGAATACTCCTTTGTCAGATTCATCGCGTTTCCTACAAATTTCACTCCAACCACTTAATTCATGAGGCTCCTTTCTGTTTGGACGCTCAAACTTCCACCAATGATATAGTTTAGAGATTGTTTCTGCTGTTTCTGCTTGATAGGATTTCTTGCCATAATCTGGATTATCTTTGTGATAACCCCAAGATTCGTCCATAATCAGTGTAGATTCCCAATCAAGATAATCGGCCCCGGCCTCCGGTGAGCGCCAATTTCTAAATCTGAACCAACCAGTAGCATACCAAGGAGCGTTATACTTCTTCAATGCTCCATCGGAAAAAACAATGTTCTTCCATGCCTTCTCCACCTCGACGTGGTTTACAAGCTCATCAAACAGGCAATATAACATCCTTTCGTCAAATTCATACCAAGAACCCCTTTTCAAATTAGAAGTCAGCGCGTGAGTCTTGGTGATAAACCGATTTATAAGCCAATACTTGATTGAGTAGAGTTTATCTAATGGCCACATAACAAAATCCTGTAAATTGCCTAACCCTTCTGCCAACCGATACCGAAGAGGATGCCGCTTCTTACATTCCTTTTCCCAATCATTCCATTCTTGAGATGTTCCGCACGTTAATCTAGGTACACCCCGTACCCAATCAGCAAATTTTGAACAACTCCAATGATTACTCCTCATAGTTTATCTCGTTGATTCTGGCCAATTTTGTTTCCCTCGGACACCCCGACAAGTACTCATTTTCCTTATCAAACTCCTTGATAAATTCATCTTCGGTTACTTCTCTTGCGTTGATTTGAATCTCATCAACATGTCGCTGAGAACCCTCAATAAAGGAATCATTGTCTTTGTTGTAACATACCTCGTCCTTAGCGTCAGTTTCACATCTCGCTCTAACGTAGTAGGTCATCTTGAACATTGATATCGTTTCAATCTGATAGATTTTTTCATCATTCTGAGTCATTGTCTTTTTCCTCTTTGCTGTAAAGAATACATTCTACTTTATCCACATTCCTGTTGTCAATCATCATTGATTTGATACATCTCCATTCTTCTTTTCTAAGCGATACACGTCCGTTGAGTTCTGACCTAATTAAAAGTACGGTGAGTAAAGCTCCGGCAAACAATGTCATCGGAACAACGATCCAATCCCTATTCATGTTACATTTCCTCTGCTAATTTTCCAGTATACCAATGCGGAACACTTCTACCATTTATTTTTCCAGACCATATTGCTAAATGTTGCTTGCCGTTGTTGTAGTAATTTCTATATGATGCTACAAAATCATTTTCAATGATATATTCTTTTGGCATTGCTGGCGTTACTGGTGTAAATGTCCCTCTGGGAATATTGTTTGGTGGTGTGCGTAGCATATCAATCAATCCGATTCGCTCGCACTTATGAATCTTACCATAACGATATTCATACTCTCTGCATAGCTCTATCGTGAGTTCGTGTAGCCATTTGTAATTTTCGTCAGTCGTTCTACACCAGATTGCACTTGGATGATTTACATGAGTAGCTGAATACATCAAATCATTTTTACTGGAATCAGAAAGAATCCACTGTTTCTTTTTTCTTCCAGTTTTAGATTTACCTTGAACCTCAACCCCGTCTAAGATTCTATGAGCCGTGCATAGCAACTGCACGTGCTCAAGTATCATTTTTATATTATGTGCATTATTATGATACATAGCTGCTGTTTTGGGTGATGTATCAAGAGCGAATATATTCATGTTAGTTCACCATGCAAGTAGCTTCGGCCAAATTTTTCCAATTTACTGGGCTAACTTTCGTCAGATCAGCAATTTTGAGTGCCATACGAAGAGATATTTCTCGCAGCTTGTTTTTATTCATTTCCATAAAATCAATGATCTGATGACCCATTTCTTCTCCAAAATTATATCCCTTGAACAATTCGCCAGTGCGATGAATCTGCTTAATACGCAAGAACTTTTCACGCTCGGTATTCATTGTAAGGTCCAAGTAATGGCACCGACTCCGCAATGCTTCCAAGTGATCTTGTAGCTTTTTACTCTTAATATGCTCAAGATTCAAGTTGGTAATAAAGATAATTGACCCCTTGAAGTCAAAAGAATCTGGGATACCTTCGCGACGAAGCATATAGCTATCAGAGTTCCAGCAGATTCTACGACGCTTGCCAGAATCAAGCGCGGCTTTGAGTAGATTGAGGCTCAACTCGTCCCCGAAAACGCCATCACTATCATCAAATACAATGACATTGTTGCTGTCACTGTAATTGTAGAGTGTCGTATAAAGTCCAATAGCTGTCAATGCACCTTTGACGATATTATGCTTGATCGGGGTGCCAGCGATTTGATCAAATACCGATGCTTGTTCCAGTTCACGCTCAACACCGTATGATTTACCTACACCGGGTGGTCCTACCACGATCATTGCACGAATGTCATTCGAGATGGCTGCTCTGGTCATTTCTTCAAGAATACCAAAGCGAGTTTCAATTCGGTCCATAATTTCTTCATCAGTCTCAACATATTCCATCACAGGAGCTTTTTTTGTTCCAGTGATTTCACCATCAATTTCATAATGATTCTCAGAATCTACTTTTACTCTCATTGTTTTTTCGCCATCGTAAACGGTGATAAAACCACCATAAACACCTTCTTTGTAGTCGCGAATCAGATCAAATGTCTGATTTACGATCAGATTGTTACGATAAGAACCCTTGTGAACGGTAACAGTAGCCATCAGATTATCTCCGCGTATAAGTGAGTGAGAGGAGTATTGTACAGATTAAATTTCAGATGTCAAGCTAGCAATGACATTTAAGACAAAATATTTTGGAATATTCAATTTTTCAGAGATTTGCGCTACGGTTTTTCCGGCAACATACATTTCTTCAATTTCAATGATCAGGTCTGACATGAGAATTCCTCGTGAATCAATTAAAAAACGTATGTTACGTCTATTTTAGAAGAATGTCAAATGTATTTTTCGTAACAGATTATATAGGACTTAAAATAATCATCATCCGACATTTGATCAGTGTTTATATCGTTGGCAGCATCTTGGTAGAATGATGCAAACAATGAATTATATTGGCTCTGAATTAGAGCATTGCGCTCAATCACTTTGGTAAAGGAGGTAACCGTTGTCCTCACTCGGTTCAGTTGAGCGAGCTTGCCTGATTCATTGTCGCTAATCAGTTGCTTACTAAATGAGACCATGATTTCCGGCATTTTCTCTGATATCTTTCTGCAATATTGCATTTCGTATGCAAGCTGCTTTGCGTTGATTTCGCTTTTTGGAATATCGGAGAAGACGAATTTGTCTATATGCTTTTCAACATTGAGAGGCCCTTTTTCGACAACAGTTGTTTCCTTGTTGTATATCAGATAACCAATCAATCCGACGATTATCACAAATAGAATAAGTTCAAGTATTTTTTTCATTTTCATAATCTCAGGTAAGGAATTGAGTAACTATACCAGGCTCAAGGCGTATTGTATCATCAAGTTTTAATCGCACCGAACGATTAACACAATCCTTGATACATTGTTCAAAATCATCATATTCTTTTTTGTAGAAATCATCTACAGATTCAGCTAAAATTTTAATCACGGCATCTTCGTTATCCGCCACAACGCACTGTAGACCGCCGTATTCCGAGGACCACTGGGGCAACCAATAATCAACCAAAAATATATACATCTATAATTTCTCCTCAATAATCTTCGGAATCATCAAAGCTAACTTCGTCTCTTATTTGAGAAATATACCTACTCACCACCTCTGAATTAATATTCAGAATAGCAGCTATTTCCACAAAATCAAGTCCCTGAGAATACAAGGTCCTAATTGATTGTATCATGTCATTAACTTGTTGCATAAAACACCTCCTTTAAAATATAAGTTTAGCCACAAAATTTGAAAAAGTCAACTAAAATTTTCATTTTCTGAAAATTTTCCATAAGCCATTGATCGATAGAACATTCACCATCAACAAAATCACATAAACTACCAAAACCCAAATCATATCACCACCAATTCTTAATCACAATCTCATCATTAACTTCATGGGGCTTTGGATCACCGTGAAATATCAATAAGCTAACATCATCGTCAATTATTGAACCTTGCTCAGATGATTTATGCCTTCTATGCTCAAAATCATATCCGCCGTTCATCACTTCCCATCGCCAGCTTTTAACTTGAGCATGATTGAAAAACTTCAACTCAGGTGGTCGCAAAAACGAACTAAGATATTCTTGGTCGCCCCTAAACAGTCCCATTATACGCCTCAATTCGCCATCTGTCAAGCGATCATTGATAGAATGATATCGGCTATTATCCCAAAGCATCACGCTTGAATTCATCATGGTTGAAGATGGTCGCCACAATCGCCTGAAATCTTGAATAGACCAAAAGTAATTCAACGGCAACGCAAAAACCCAGTCCAATGAACCAGTGACCACCACATCCAAATCAAAATAAATCACTCGCCCACTAAAATTTTTCTTATTGAATAGTTGTAATTTATACCACCATGGACTAAATGAACCAATATGACTCCAATCAATTAGTGAATGTTTGATAAGCTGATCGGGAACTACTCTTGATTCTTCTGTAAAGACATGAAATCTGATAGGAACGGAAAAGGATCGTTTTAACGCTCTATATAACTTCTCTACATAAACAGAGTGATACTTATCACCGTAAATCAAACAGGCGCAATCAATAAAATCGTTCATTCATTCTCCAAAGGCTAAATAGGATTAACATAACTCTATTTAACGATATGAAAAAGATAGTGCTAGCAACTGGAGGATTTGATCCTCTTCATAGTGGACACCTTGAATGCTTTAATGCAGCAAAAACTTATGGCGACATTTTGGCAGTCGGTGTTAATTCAGACGCATGGTTGACCAGAAAAAAAGGAAGATCATTTATGCCAATATCAGAACGATTAGCATTAGTGAGCAACATTAAGTGTGTTGATTTAGCATTTGAATTTAATGATGACGATAATAGCGCAATCGGAGCGATTCGGCATTTACTGAATCTTTACCCCGATGATGAAATTATTTTTGCCAACGGTGGCGATAGAACATCTGATAATATTCCAGAGATGTCCATCAATGATGATCGTGTTAAGTTTGAATTTGGAGTAGGTGGATCAAACAAGGCAAATTCAAGCAGTTGGATTTTGACTGAGTGGAAATCACCGAAAACCGAACGGATATGGGGCCAATACAGAGTGTTACATGATGTACCCGGTATGAAAGTAAAAGAACTCACAGTAAATCCCGGCTGTAACCTATCAATGCAAATGCACAATCATCGTTCAGAATATTGGATAGTATCAGAGGGAAAATGCGAGGTTTATTCTTATCACCCCATCAATTCAGAATATCTAACCACCGTATTATATCATCATTCTGAAACTAAAATAAAACAAGGTTCTTGGCATCAGTTACGCAATCCGTTTGATGAGCCGTGCAGAATTGTTGAAATTCAATACGGTGAGCAGTGCATTGAAGAGGATATTATCAGGAAATGAGATTGAAGCCAGAAGATGATGACATCATTCCCATCTACATTGATTATGATATTAATCGTCCAGAGTTATTTGTAGAGTGTGTGCGATCAATTGCCTTATACAACCCGGGATTGGTTAATTATATTCCTCTACCAAAAACACTGATAAATAGTTACTGTTCTTCTGTGCTTGGCAATGATATCAATTACTCTATGTTTTTGATACCCATATTGATGAAATTTAGAGGACAAGCAATATACTTAAACGAATCAGTGAGATTACATCATAGTATTCGCCAAGTATGGGCTTTTCGTTCAATGAGCAATGACGTTCAGTTTTATAACTGTGACATAGATAATCCTACCATTATGATATGGAATTGCGAACGATTTCCTCACAGAAAACTGAATGATTTTGTATTAGAGAAAGCGAGTGCAGAATACTTGGCTTCTATGGAATGGCTTAAAACAGAGACGATAACGACTTAATAACGATCACCATGAAAGAAATATACAACAACATTTACCAAAACAATAAAAGATATAACAACAGCTACGACTACAAACTTGAGGTTGTGCTATTAGAAATTAGAAAACTAGCCAAGAGTTCAAAAATAATAGACATTGGGTGCGGCAAGGGTCATTACATTAGGAAGATCATCTCCGAAGGGTACAGTAGCACGCTCGGAATTGAATTCTCTGACGTTTGTTGTAAGGAATTTTTATGCGACGTGCCCCACGTCAATGCAGATTTTTTAACAACAAATTCAATTTTCGTAGATCAGCAATTTGACTTGTGTGTGTGTATGGATGTATTAGAGCATATCGAATACAAAAATATCGATTTGATGATCGAAAATATTAAACGAATCGGTAGGTCGTCTATTCTGGGAATTGCAAATCATTCTGATGTTATTCTTGGACAAGAGCTTCATCTAATACAAGAAGATTTGTTGTGGTGGAATAACAAACTGAGTCAATTTTACTCCTCCGTTGTGGTGTTAAATGAATTGCCCAATGGCAGATTTTTTATTTTTAAGTGCGAATAACAAAGATGATTTCCATTGTTATGACTTATTATAACAGGGTAACACAACTTCGTTACAGCCTAAAGTCACTGTGCTCGTATAAACACGACCAAATTGAAGTAATAATAGTGGATGATTTTAGTGAACAGGAACATTCTCTGGATTCCATAACCGATGAATTCCCATCATTGAATATCCATGTAATTAAAATGTCAAATATTTATAAGTCTAAGACATATTTCAACCCTTGCATTCCATTCAACGTAGGATTTCGTGAGTCCCAAGGCGACAAGATCATCATTCAAAACCCAGAGTGTTGCCACATGGGAGATGTCATTCAATACACTATGGATCATCTATCGGACAATAATTATCTTGCGTTTCATTGTTTCGCCGGCGACAAGAGTCAGTCTGAGATTCTTAGGCAAACTGGCGAGATTGACACCAGCAACCCAAACAAGGTGTCGTCGGCTGGAAATTGTTGGTACGTACATGACGAGCTAAGGCCATGTGCTTGGCATTTTACATCAGCTATTACCAGAAACAATTTAATAAAACTCAATGGATTCGATGAAAGATTTGCACACGGAAGAGGTTCCGATGATGTTGAATTTCTTTATAGAGTGCAAAATTTGGGATTGAACATAAAATTTGTTTCAAGTCCATTCGTAGTTCACCAATGGCACCCAAAAGATGCTTCGGTATCTTATAGTCATAATATACCAACTACTCAAAACACACAGTTGTCTCACGAGACAAAGATAACAGGTCTAATAACCGCACCGAATAACAATTTAATACAGTAACTTAGTTATGGAAAAAACAGCACAAGACAACCATACCGACGTTTTTCTAAATTCATTTGACGCAAATCCATTCATTGAAAACAAAACCATTTTAGATATAGGTTGCGGCCACGGATATGCTTCTTCGGAATTCATAAAAAGAGGAGCAAAATTAGTAGACGCTTTGGATATTGATTTGAGAAAAGTAAACGATATACCAAAACCAATATACTTACAAGGTATACCAGTGGATTTCTTCTCATCTTGGGATGACATCTTAACGAAAAACACGAAATATGATTTAATTTGGCATCATCATGTCATTGAACACGTTGAAGACTGTTTTGAATTTCTGCGAACTATTCACTCACTTCTTAGTGATGATGGGTATATGTGGATGGCTTGCCCAAATATGGCATCACATAGTGTATTTTCACCAGGGCATATTCACAATTTTCAAGCAGGACAGTTGATTGATGTTTTGAAGAGGTGTGGATTTGCAGTAGCTGATGCCAGAGTGTGGGCACTTGCAGGACAACTTCGTGTAAGAGTCGCAAAAAACGGCGACAATGATTACCCAGAAGTAATGAAAACATCATTAAAAGAAACAGGAAGATGCCCGGCTGATATTCTTTCAAATTGGAGATGGAAGGAAGCATGATCAACATAGTCTGTTTAAAATGGGGCGACAAATACAACGCAGATTACGTCAACAAGCTATATGCTTCAATTAAGCGTAATACTACATTGTCATTTCGTTTTCATTGCTTTACTGAGGATTCAAGTGATTTGAATCCTAACGTCTTTGCACATGATTTGCCATACACCAACCTCCAATCATGGTGGAATAAACTCTACTTGTTCAGCAACGAGATCCTCATTCCCAAAGGTGAGAAAATCTTTTATGTTGATCTTGATACTCTAATAACCGACAACATTGATGATCTATTACAACAACCCGCAAATAAAATCACAGTATTGAGAGATTTTTTGAATGGTATCGCAAGGACTGCTGGTGAAATGGGTTCTGGACTAATGATGTGGAGGCATGGCGAATATGAACATATTTGGACAGAGTTCACAAAGAACCCAAGTGCAGCGGTTGAATTGGTACACCCACATGGCGACCAACATTGGATTGATCACTGCGTAAGCGATAGATTTTATTGGCAAGAGATTTTACCAAATAGAGTGGTTAGCTTCAAAGTACACTGTAGAGAAGGATTGCCAAAAAATGCAGCAATTGTTTGCTATCATGGCAGACCATCAATACCCGAATCTGTACATATAAATGAAAGAATATGGAAATTCGACCTCACGCCTCAACCGTGGGTTTTAGATTACTGGAGAGATTAATGTCAGTCAGAGTTTTTTACGACGTGATAGACCCAACCACCATTTTTGGAATGGTAGGTCGTTGTGGTGGTGGGTATAATACAGTTTGGGAAGATTGGTCACCAAGGGGAAGGATTGCTCGCGAAAAAATCATGCGTGAATATGAAGAAGGATTGAACAAAATCTGCGGTCACTACGATAAGCTAGAAAAAAGTGTCCTTAAAGAAGGCTTCAGAAATCCATTGATCGTAACTTGCGGTGAGCCAAAACGATGCAAGATATTCAATCTACCACCAGAGATTACGAGATTGCCAAAAGAACGATGGTTATTGCTTGAAGGTGTAACCGGAGGTTCAAGATTGTGGGTAGCGCAAAAATATAATATAAAAGTACCGTGTATAATCAACGATTTCACTGGAAAATACAACACAGGCACGTTGATGACTGACGTTAATCAGTTGGTATCAAGATATTTCGTTGATGCACCAAAATCATTTAAGATTGACGCTAAACGTGGATTTACCGAGAGCTATGATAATTCACAAAAAGCGCATCATATGGAAAGCTGGTGGTCAGAAAAAAACATTGTTAAACAAAGGGCACCAATGTGGGTAAGCATTATGAACAAGCATGGATACTACGTTGATAGATTGCAACCCTTTGTTCATGAGATTTTAAGAGAAGCGGGTGTTATTCAACCAACCAATCTTAAAAAGGTTTTCCCAACAACTAAGTTCTATGTAAAAAATCCTTCAATCTAATGTCATTATTCCGTAATGTGCAGTGGATTTTTCATGATGGTCCAAGGTATAAATGATGCTCGGTATTGAATAATCATCAATACATCGCATACAACCAGGACACGGTTTTGCTAACCCTTGAATCAGTTTTATTTTATCCGAGCTATCATACTTCAATCTGACCACATATAGCTCGGATTTACTGAACTTTCTAAATCCTAATTTTTTATCGGCATTGTATATTGCAAGCGTTTCAGCATGCCAATATACACACTCGTTGTTACGCCCATACTTGTGTTGGTATGGATGAGTTTTCATGTTATTCACTCCATAGGAGATAACTCGCCCCCTATGAACTAATGCGGCAGCTACCCATACTTTTGGGTGATTGCTGGTCAAGGATAGTGTTTTAAGTTCACTGATTAAATCTGTATCAATCTTCATGTGAAGTATTATATCCCTGCCTCCACATGAAGTCAAGTATTAAATTGTAATATCCTCAAGTCCGACGACTCTCAAGCGCACAACATGCCCGAGCATAAAAGATTTTTGCTCAAGTGCTTTGATAATGCCAAGATACTTATTTCTGAGCAATGATACTTCGTTTATTATCAATTCCATATCAATGGATTCTTGTTCTGCTTCTGAGTATTTCTCAGCATCTTTTGAAGACAATGCTCTGCCATAATGTTCCAAGTACTTCTTGTAATGCTTCTGCTTAATAATCTTATGCTGAATGTTACAGTAATTCAGGACTGATTCTATGGTTTGCAATTGATTAAATCTATGCTCAGTAATCCCAGGCAACGCTGATATATTCTGTTCAATGATTCCTTTTATGCTGGTTTCTTTTTTTGCTGCGTTTAGCTCTGATTGATATTCATCAATAAAATCGGGCAGAAGCGTTATATTCTTAACTACGTCCGAATAACTAATCATAGGTAGTTTCTTATGTCCTTAAATTCTTGCTTGGATATATCCACGGAGACTTTGGATATTATTTTCCAATGCTCCGCGAATAATCGTTTCATTTGGTTGTTGTATTAGTCGGTACCACTACGATCTCGCATCCCACACAACACTCATCCAGTATTATCTCAGATAGCTTCACTTAGTATTCTTCGTGAATTTCATCATCATAATCGTCATCAAGCCAATCATCTTCGTACTCCATTTCCATCGGAAGATGATCGTCTTTAAGATAGGTGGTTACTGCATCACTCATCCATTCATCGTTTTTGAATGCCTCGCGAATTTCTGAAGCAACAATGTCATTGTCAATCATTGCTGCAAGAACCGCCTCTGCCGCATCAGTCAAATCGCTTTCATCAATATATTGAGATAGCTCTGACCAAATTTCCTTTGCCAAACTTAAACTTACTGACATTTTTTACTCCATTTCTTCTATTTCTTGTGGTTCCGATGGTGCAGCCACCATAGCTTGTTTTTGGCTGAATTCTTCCATCACTTTATCCATGATGCCATTTTCATTTCTTGACCATTCCTTACGGAAATATTTATGAATTTCTCCGTCAATATCAACATATACATATCTATTTCCTTCCTTGGTAATCAGATTCTTCTTCTCAAGAAGATCAAAGAATCCAGAATATGGGTCCATTCCCTTGTCCCATGGAATTCTCAGTTCAATATCAGTAAATGGTTGAGAATAGCGTGTTTTCATTATCTTACAACCGGCTCTGATTCCTTGAACTTCCTTGGTCTTGTTGCCTTCTTCGTCTTCTTTTAGCTTTAGCTTCTTCATTGCAACAACAATTGAGCTTGCATACACTGCTCCGTTACCACCCGAGATAATTGGATCAGGGTTATATGGATCCATACTTCCATAACAGTGATTCGTTGCAACCAATCCCACATTATAACTACCAAACATATTTACACAATTGCGAACAAGCGCAGCAAGTGCTTTTGGCTTTCTACCCAAGTCTCCTTTTAGATCACCAGAATCAAATTGATTTACGTCGGTGGGTGTAAGCAACATACCCAACGAATCAATAATGAACAACACCTTTGGTCTATCTTCTTCGGACAGACTTTTGTAATCGCTCATGAATTTTGAGATGGTCTTTGCTACATCATCAATCATTGCCAGATTTAACTTTAATAGCTTATTCTCGCTGGTATCTACGCCCAACGCTCGTAGCCATGATTCATCAAGGGCATTTTCAGTGTCAATTAGCACAACAAAAATACCTTGTTGTTGTGCATTTTTAGCAATATTACCAGAGCAAATGTAGGATTTACCAGCACCAGAATCGCCGGAAAACATTACTACCTTTCCTAATGGGATTCCTTTGTCAAATGATCCCGATATTAAATAATTTAAAGCGAAATTGCCAGTGCTAATCCAATCCACTGGGTCAGAAAACCCAATTGATAGTCCTTCAATTGATTTAGTAAGCTCCCGACGAAACTTACTCAGGTCAAACGGTTTCATATATTTTTCTCCTAAATTTGTTTTTCATAATAATAATCTTTATTGTCAACATTTTGTGATTTTACTCTACTTTTAATGGTTCTTGGGTCTATTCCCAATGCCCTAGCAGCGATTGCAATACTACTGAACCATCCCTTTGGAGTGTGAACTCTTATAGAATTATGTGATACTGATCGTGTGTCATCAATGTCAATATTCATCACACATACTTGTTCATGTTTTGTTACATTACTAATCCCAAACAAATTACTGCAAAATTTACAAGGAACTTTTTGCTGTTTTGTTCCGATCTTTGCCCTAGATATGTTATTGGAGTGCGAGGAGGTTCTCTCTCTACCTGTTAGTGCTTTGGATACTTTACGTCTATTCACCTCGTTGTGCATGGGATTATTTTCGCCCCTAATATTGGGTTTTGGTATTCCCGATAAGGCTAAACTTATTTTAGCAGCATTTTCGGGCTTTTTATTGGGGTGATTGATGCCCGATATAGTTGGTCGTTTCTGTCCCTTTTGTGGGTGCTCTTTATCTCCCAGTTTAGCTGTCCAATGATTTTTTCCACTCGTCACAGACTTTTGACGTTTTACAACATCTGGATCTTTCATTGGATTTTTATCCCCAACCCACACGGATATGCCGTCATTGTTGTGCTTATTGAAGCTATTTGTATCATTCTTTGCATCTAGTATGCGAAGTATCCTCGTCTCTAATTCCAATACCTCATTGACATCTCCCATAAACAATATAATTCTTACCCATTCACTTCGCGTGTCAATAGTCAATAATTTATTAACAATCTTGCTGGATGTAATATACCCATCATCTGGGTGACAGCCTTTCGCTGTTCGTGACCCTATATACCAACGCTGCGTTGATAAATGAATCCAAACATAAACGAAAGGCTTGTGCATTTTTCTTATTGCGCCGATTGCTGTCGCATTCTTATCAGTTTTAAAATGTCCTCGGCCTTTGAAGATGCCACTGGTGCTTCTTCAGCTTCCGGTGCTTTAACTGACGTTACTTTTACAGGAGTGGGCGATGATTCAAATGGTGCATCGTCTTCTTCTGATGTTACTTCAACCTTTTCTTTTGGTGCTACCTTTGGGGTACTTGGAGTAGATGATGAATCGCCGCTTTGAGTGATGACCATTCCAGCGGGCCGGAAATATTGCCCCCATCGTTCACTATCATATAGTTGACCATCAACCGATGCCTCAAACATTTCCGTCATAACTTTTAATTCTACTTCACTTGGCTTTTTGGGCAAGAATGTAGCTAGATCGAATAGACCATGCGATTTAATGGCTGATTGTTCTTGTTCGGTTAGTGCAGATTCGCGCCTTGACCAAGTGCTGGTGCTATAGTCAGCATAGCCACCTTTGCTTCCCTTGGTTACACGAAAGTCAAGACCACGTTGATAATCGGTTGGCAATTCATCCAACTCTGGATCCATCAATGCTGACTTTACGATGTTAAAAATCTGTGGACCAATGATCAGTCTACGAACAGGATTTTCTGGTGCGTTTTCTTCAATGATTGGATTTTCCCGAATGATACCTTGGAATAGATAATCGCGCTTTTTCCAATACTTGCGTCCCATTTCTTCAAGTGATTTATCCTTGAACCAAGTGCGAACCTCAGTGAGAATAGGACACGTATCGCCCCACATCTCGACACAAGGAACACGCACTGTTACTGCCTTCTTTTCTTCGCCATTCTTTACACCGGGAAATTCAAGGCGAATCATCGCTCGCTCTACCCAAAAGAATGTGTTGTTTGGATTGCCGTCTGGCAAAAAGCGAATAGTTGCGCTTTTGCCCTCGTCAATGTTCCAGAATGGATAAAGAGTGTTATCCATTTGGTTGTTTGAATTTTGTCCGCGATTTTCTGACGCGGACAATCTTGATCTGATTTCTGCCAAAGATGCCATTTTTGATGCCTATATTGTTAATTAAAAATAAATTTAAGAAAGATGCCTTACTTAAACGATGCCTACCTTGTTATTTTACTACGTCAAGGTCCGTAGTTCAACCAAAAAGGTCGAGTCTTGTCAGACAGCCAACATCTCCGTGTCGACTGGCCATCACTAGGATGGACTTCAGCCCGATGCTTTCGCAGAGCGGGGACGCTTGAATTTACTTGACCATAGCGAATCCGGCCAAAGTTTTCAACCAAAAAGGTCGATTTAATCTAAATTGTTTTTAATTTTAAAAAGCGATTCTTTCATTTTACGATGTTTGTCTATTTCCTCGTACTCGTTAAACGGATCTTGTGAAAAATGTTCGTCAAAAATATCAATATTGATGATTAAATTATCAATTAATTTAAACAGTTTATCCTCGCATTTGATTACGTATTGAACTCTGCTAGTGTAGTCAAAATTGGCAATCTCTTGATAAACGGACAATATTTCCCGATAATCATTATCCAATTCTATCTTGATATCAGATATAATAGACCAAAATCTTGTTACATCACTTATTTCTCGTAGTCTCATTCAAGATATCATATTTGATTGTAGTCAATATTCCTCGCATCATAGCACATTCTTTTTTAATGCGAAGGCTGTCTTTTTTTACTTTTTCAGAAAAATTTATTAAAAACGCTATATCAGTCTCGGAAAGACTTTTGTTTGTCATATTAATCCTCAGAATGTTATTTTTCAACCAAAAAGGTCGAGTCTTGTCAGACAGCCAACATCTCCGTGTCGACTGGCCATCACTAGGATGGACTTCAGCCCGATGCTTTCGCAGAGCGGGGACGCTTGTATTTACTTGACCATAGCGAATCCGGCCAAAGTTTTCAACCAAAAAGGTTAAATCAGTCTATCACTGAGCGAACCCGGTGATCTCGTGTTATTTCACCATCGGGAAGCCAGCGAGTGTTTTTAATCTCACCAAGCTTGGATCATGTACCGGATGTCCGCCATGAATCTCAATGTCCTTCTCATCTGAGCAATCTTCACAATCCTCGCAATCTTCGCCACATGATTCATCCATTCTATCGTAAGATGATACTTCGTAATCCACAGCGCATTCATCTTCGTCCTCTTGTGGATCCTTTGGGTTTTTTATACCGGCGTGTTTGAGGATTTGCTCAAGGTCTCTATTGTACTCGTATTTTTTTGATTCTGCAACCGGTTCTTCAAATTCATTGTCCATATCTAAATCCATATTCATATCTCCCTCATCTCCTTCTGGTGGCGGTCCTTCCATATCATCTGGCTCTTCCATATCATCTGGCTCTTCCATATCATCTGGAGGAGGAGGCGGCGGAGGTTCTACTGGCGGAACTGGCTCCGAAGTGGGTGGAGTCGCATTCAACCCTTGTTGCAAATTGATTTGACTGAGCACAGCAGCCACACCGGGATTACCTCTTGCATAAGATTCCATGTGATCAATCACAAGGGACCTTACATCAGAATTTGGGTCTACCTCTGCTACATTAGTGATTGAATCAAATAGCGCATCTTCGCCAAAAATATTATCTAATTGTCGTTTAGCATTAACACCATCAGGTCCTGCCAAGATGGGTTTAGCCATCAATTCTAGGAATTTTTTCTGATCGCCTCTTGTAGTAGGCAATGCCCAACATCCTTCTGATACCAGATTGACCCAGTTTTCAAATAATTTTACTTCTTTCACATCATTATCTCCGTTTTCCTCTCACTTTGTCAAGCACTTTTTTAGACAATCCCTCGTATACCATCTGATGAGCGAACATTTCTCTCAGATTTTCAACGATCACGTCACCATAAGTGATGTTCAACGGCTCCCAACTTTCAAAATACTCAGAGTATCCTTTTGGTCTTGCAATTCTCTTAGCAGTTTTTTTCAAGCTCTCATAGTAGTTTTTTACGTCCTCTGCCATTTTCATTGACGAATCATCCTCAAACGTTTTATTGGATGATGCGCGAGTGTATCTTTTTAGGACATTCAATTCCTCTACAATGGAGCAAATATGTTGACCACGCCGATCATAGGGGTTTCCACCTTGCCGAACGTGCTGCAACATTGCTCTACCACCAGTGAGATTCTTAAACGGCATCATAAATCGTTCGCCGTCAATAGTTTCAACAAATAATTTATCAATTTGCCGATAACGCAAATCATTCTCACCCAAAGGCTTAGAGTGCTTGATCATCAATCTTGCTTGAGATGGATTGCCATCATAGCTCACATTCCGAGTACCCGACCAGCTTTCCATCAATCCTTCTTTGAGATTTTTATTGCCACCAATATCAAATTTCATTCTATTAACATTTCTTACATCAAATGTCATAAAATGGCGAACGGCAAATTGCTTGAGTTGAGCCAAAAAATCATACCATCCTTTTTTGTCCGAATCAATAAATCCTTTTCCCATATTGTCGGAAAAATACATAGCCATTGAATCAGTTCCCAATAAAATTACCACCGATCCATAATTTTTACCAGAATCACCGGTATAATCAAAGCGAAACAACGTAGCATCACTTGGATCTTCAGCCGGACGACCGTCATTATTCAACGTGTCAGCCGTTATATTGCGTGATAACAACAAATCATTTAGGTTCGTAGAGGTTTGATCTTGGTTTAACATAGTGTTGTATTTATCTTTTTTATCAACCCATCATCACAACAAACGGCATTGGCGCAATGATATCCGCATGATCTTTTATTCTATTATCCAATTCTGGGTAATAGGACTGAAGTGTTTGTAGCATTCTGACAGCAATCAAAGTAGCAGACACCAAATCATCATGTTCACCAGCTTTAGCCTCATAACCAATCATGCCTTTAGCTACAAATGTTTTTAATTCAGATATTAACGGACCAGAACTAATCTTCATTTTATCTCGCTCAACGAGCATTTTTAATTTATTACAAGCAGCAATTTTGGTTCGCCTTGTAGTAGAAAATCCTTTTCTTTGTTTCCCCGGCTCACATAAAAAATACCCTTTTATATTTGGTTCACCGTATTCCGCTATACTAACCAATGCAGCTTCGCCAACAGAATTATTTTCAACCGAATAATAAATTGTTTTATCATCTTCAGTAAATTCGTGTAGATAATCGCATATACCAGCTAAAATGCGAATTTGTTCTTGTATCGGTGTTCTATTATGTTGCCACTCTGCCACTTGTTCAGTTGTGTTAGCTTCATATACTTGAATTGCTGCATAATCGCCACCTGTTCCCACACTTGGATCAAGCGCAACACAGTAGATTGAATCGCGTTTAGGTTGCTTATACCACCTTACTTGGCCTATTTTAAAAATAGGTTCTTGTTTTTCAAGATCGGCCAATTTTGCTGGTGCTATCAGAGTCTCCTCTGCTGAAATGAAGCGGCAATTTATCTCTCGTTCAAACCTATCATCACCCAATTGTGCTCGCATATTGTCGGCCCAATGTTGATCTCTGTCTGGATGATCACTCCAATGACAAGTAAATGCCTTGAATCCATTGATTCCTAACTCGGTGGGATTGCCATAGGCATCAATACATTTGTTTGCATTTTTCCACAATAACGCAAACTGATCTTCGTCCGAACTGGGCGTAGACGTGATAATACATTTACCGCCAGTTGCAAGAGTTGGGCTAATTGAGGTCCAAAAGTCTGCGGCAATTGAAGGTCGAACGAAACTGAACTCATCCAGGTACAACAATGATATAGACATACCACGACCAGTATTCTCAGTTGTTGTTGTAGATACTATTCTTGACCCATTTTCAAATTCCAAACTACCTTTATTGTAACTTGTTGCGCCTGCCCTAATATGATCTGGGCAACATTCGTATGCAAATCTTACTCTGGTCATGATTTCTTGACTGCCAGTGTGCTTGTGTGCTGCAACCAAAATGGTTGAATCTCTGTTAAACATTGCATACCAAAGCAAGTATCCTGCCGCAACCGTACTTTTACCACTTTGTCTGGGCAGCATTGATATACTATAGATATTTTGGTGGTACACTCTGGCGAGGTCTACCTGATACTCATAAGGCTTATATAGCATTCTACCCTTGGTGGGATGCTGAATATAAAAGAAGTGATCTAAGAAGTATTGTGGACCAATGATAGGATCAGAACATTTAGCAAACTCTTCTATTTGTTGTTTAGTATATATATGCTTTTTGTGTGGGTCTTTGACTAATGATAAATCAGCGGCCATTTTTTACTTGACCTCACACCAAGATTGTTTTGTTCCACCATAGTATGGTCTTGCCAGTTTGCTATCAATTAGCATTTTACTCAGATTCTTATTATCAAGCACAATGTCCGCTAGCAACCTACCATATTTTTCAAATTTATAAATTATTACTTCTTGTTTTTTTGATTCTTTAACTTTTGTCTTGGTAAATTCTGTTGCTTTTGCTGATAGTATTTGTTCTGATTCACATTGAGAACGAGCGCCTTTTTCCGGCGTATCAATATTATTCAATCTAACTGATATTTGTTTTGGCAACGGATCAGGCAACCATTTAGCTTCTATTTTAAGCGTATCGCCATCAATCACTCTGATGATATTCGTTGGATACTTTTTTCCCATGTTTGGTTCTTTTGCTATTACACTAAATGTTGATAGCAATAATACTGTAAGTATAATTTTCATAGTATTTCTTCCCATCCCATTTGGGCACACACATTGGCATTGTTATTTTCTGCCGCGAGCGCCAACGTGAATACGTCTGATACTCCCCCAACCGTTCTTCCCAATCTTGCATAAAACCCCAACTCACCCAATGTCATGTTTTCTCTGCTTGATGCAAACCCAGATTGAATTTCTGTTCCACCAGATATTGCTGTGGCGGCAGTATCTACGTCCACTTTATTGGAAGCTGCCGGATATGCCCACGTTGCACCAGTCAGTGTTGCGTTTTTTAATACCACCCACCGATAATAATTTACACTGGGGCTTAGAATATCAACCTGTGCTAGTTTTACAATAGAATCCAAAAACCCACTATTTAATCTGATTGATACTATAGGATAATATGTGCCGCTATTTACCAAACGTGTCGAAGAAATTCCGGTACCAGCCGAGTATGTGAATGTTGATTCATTGTATCCACCTTCTGACATTACGGTGCAACAAATTTGTTGCATAGTGGCAGTACCTATTCCCCCTCCAGTTGATGTGAGTTCGTACCGCATCGGAAGAGTGGCTGTCCCCATGTAAGTGGTTGGGTAAGCCGGATTATTCGCATGATTGAATGTATGGCATAAGATAAACTGACCATTGATAACAAATCCGCATCTGATGCTACCAACGCCAAGCCACTCTACATCATGCCACAATAATTGAGTTGCGCTTGGATTCAGCGTAATTCCGCTTGGTCCTGTTCCATTTAATTTATCGCCATTCCAGCTTGATTGTGGAATTACTTCTTCTGATAATACACCAGATGATGAACTTCTGATGACAAAGGATACTATCTTGCCAACTTGTTGAAAATATACTCCATTGCTTGCGGAGAATAATCCTGCTTTTTGTATTGTATTATAAGTCCAGTCCGCGAAACAAACGCTATGCATGATTAGCAAACTTTTTCCAGGTTGATATGGGAAGGTTAGCATTGATTCTCTGATCACTTGGCTTGCTGCATTCACTGAATTAACTTGCAATTGCCTTACATTTGCGTTAAAGTCAAAATTTACTGCTCCACCGCCCGCTGTTTGAGATGAGAAGTCATATCTTCTTTCGCCAGATAATGCAGAATTAAATAGAGTATATGGCTCGCTTACTCTGAGTCTACCAAATGCATCAATGTTGGTTCCAGTAATTACGACATTACTAACCGATGGGGGTGTTAATGTGCCACTAACTATCCACGGTGATGTTCCTTGTGTAATAGGTGGCAAACTTGTAATACCAACAATATTTCCAGTAACGGCTACATTACTATTGCCACCAGTGATATTTGCGTTGACGTTTCCTGATACTACCCAAGGCGAAGATGCTTGAGTAACCGGAACATTTCCCAATATAGTTACGTTACTATTGCCACCAGTGATATTTGCGTTGACATTGCCTGTAATTGGTGGCAAACTTGTAATACCAACAATATTTCCAGTAACGGCTACGTTACTATTGCCACCAGTGATATTTGCATTGACATTGCCTGTAATTGGTGGTAAACTTGTAATACCAACAATATTTCCAGTAACGGTTACGTTACTATTGCCACCAGTGATATTTGCATTGACATTGCCTGTAATTGGTGGTAAACTTGTAATACCAACAATATTTCCAGTAACGGCTACATTACTATTGCCACCAGTGATATTTGCGTTGACATTGCCTGTAATAGGTGGCAAACTTGTAATACCAACAATATTTCCAGTAACGGCTACATTACTATTGCCACCAGTGATATTTGCGTTGACGTTTCCTGATACTACCCAAGGCGAAGATGCTTGAGTAACCGGAACATTTCCCAATATAGTTACGTTACTATTGCCACCAGTGATATTTGCATTGACATTGCCTGTAATAGGTGGCATACTCGTGATATTTGCATTACCAGTAATAGTCACTAATCCAGGAATAGATACTGGACCAGTAATATTAACTATAGAATTACTTAATCCTGTGCGAATAAAAACATTACCGGATACAGGGTCAAGCTCTAGAGCCTGACACATATCGCGCAAATACCAAGGCGCTACATTGGATGGAGATGGTATAGCCATTTTAATTTTCCTTTAATAATTCAATACTTATGTATCAACCTATGAATGCGATACATTTCAAATGATGTCCAAACACCACCACATCTTGATTTTACATTTTCGGACAATACGAATCTGAAATTTCTACTCGTTTCTGTATCGCCCAAAAACTTTTCTAAATCTTCTTCCGAATCTATATTTTGATAATAATTCGTATTTGCAGAATCATACCCAAACAATTTACTGTCGCTCTTTAGCAAGTTTTTCCATATTCTATGGCCTTCATCGCTTATCTGATCGCCGCTAAATAGCAATTTCATACCAGAGTTTTTTACAATGCTTTTGTAAAAATCACTAGCCCACACCGATCCCTTTTGCTTTTTGCCAACATCTCCTATAGCAATGCCGTTTTCAAATGGCATCACGCCCGCTATTATTTCTATTTCGCCATTTTTTTCTATCCAATAATAAGCATAATTTGCATCAACTTGCATCATGAATAGATTATCCCCGAGTGACTTCGTAACATGACCAACCGAGGAGTTTGCTTGCATTCCCATGATTAAATCATCATAGGGATTGTGACCGCTTGCTCCCATTCTTTTTGGGAACTCAAATAGCCACCGATCACCGAATCGTTTATCCGTGGTTCTGTTTTCGGATATCATCGTTCTTCGATCAAGTAATAGGTCGTTGTTCCTCTATTTGACTCATATACCGCAATTTCTTTCAAATTTTTATTGACTTTAAATGTTTTTGGCATATCAAATTCATCATTGCCCAAATTATTAAACGCTCTTGCCCCAGTATATCGCGTGGAAGATGTTATCCGCTCTACAGAAAATCCTTGAGCCTTGGCAAAATTTTTCAATTGTTTCATTGACCAATGAACGCCGCGTGTTCCCAAATCAACGCCACCATCAAACGAGCCAGAGGATGTATGTACAGTTTTTCCTTTTTCATCTGTATCTAATACTGGTTCAATATTACCCACATCTATTTCCTTATCATTTTTACTTAACTTGAAGTTAATAACAAGTCTTGGTTTTGATGTTGATCTTTCGCTTACTATCGCCTCATAATAGCTATCATCATATTCTTCTACTACTTTTCTGAACTTTATATGCAACTCAGATGATGGATTCGCGTAAGATTCAAGCATTGCCAATGTTCCCGGCTTGCTAAAGAATTTTAAATGAATTTTTCTTGGCGACATAGAATTTCCTTCACTGATTTTTTTTGTCTCGTTTCGTTTTATATCCCTTAAAACTAACCATCGGGCTTTTGTTATTCACTAACTTAGGTTCGTCGCTGTCAGGAGTAACTACTAACTTCTTTCCTCCCGGTGTATTTGTCATTGTCAATGCCTTGTCTATTACTTGTTTAATTCCGCCATTCATTCCAGATATGACTCCATGTTCTCCGAATGTCGTCTCAGCGGTCCATTCAGGCATATATGGATTCACATCGTCGGTTTTGGCCTCGGAACGAGCACGTGCCATAGCGACACCAAACCGATAGTTGTTATATGGGTCGGCGGCAGATAATCCGGGAATAATATAGGTTTGTCTCATAGGACCACTGTATTCTGGTGGTAATTCAGTTTGTTCATTAAATCGTCTTTTATTTTCACTAAACTCTGTTGGCAAATCATAGGTATCAATCTTTTCTTTTGGTTGTACTCGCTTGATCTCTACTATTTTTCTCATATTAAAGATAACGACCATCATCTCACCCCAACCAAATGCGTTTGGCACCAATAGATAATCTATGCCTTGGCTAACCAAAAACTCACTTAAATCTTTCGTATTAGTTGGACGAATCGCATCATTGTTCAGAATGATGTTATTAAAAGTCTCAGCATTTATTTGATTATTTTTTGATCGTTTTTGTATTCTTTCCTTAACTTCGTTGCGTTTTTCTTTAACTACATATTGATCAACGAATGATATCGCAGCATCCGAATCAATTGAATGTGAATTTGCATCATTGCCTTTTTGAAGAATGATCTTATACAATTTTCTTGATCCTTTTGAATACTTATTGGCTGTTCCCCAATGAGTGGTCGCATATAATCCACTACCATATTCAAATCTTCCCTTTTTTTGTGATATTAAAGCGAGATTGTCAGTAAGATTGCCGCCGTGCCAAAGAGTCATCTTTGTGTTATCATTTTCTACAATAAATTCTTTGGCTCTCATAATATTTTTTCTCTGATTTTCCAATCATTGCTGCTGAACCCAAGAAAAAATAATGTGAAAAATTCTTGCCAGTGTTGCTCAGATTCAAACAACATTGTTCTTTTCAAAAAACCACCATTGATTCCATTATTAGCAAATTTTAATCCATCAAACACATAATAATCACGTACCATATCGTCTAATGTTCTGCTATCATCAAATCTGGCTATAGTTATCAACGCCGGAGTAGAGGGATCAACAGTTGTTAGTAATGCATTAAACGATACTGGATAGTATTGCATGCCAACTTTGACATCACTTATCGTTTGATTGTTTATTAAAAATTGATTCAATCTTTCCAATTCTTTTTCGTCAGCGCCTTCTATTAAGTACTCTTTAAAATGCTCAAACATATCAATCAATTGATTGTCATTGACTGTCCATTCACCGATAAATTCTTTGGCTCTCATGGATTCCATCCCCATTCTCTGATACTATCACCGTTTGTAAATACTTGATTAGCCGGAACTGTTTTTGATATAATTTTATATTTTCCATTCAGCACAGATTCACCATGACGCCCGCGATACTCCTCTTCGGATAATATATCCAACTGATTTATAGTATTTCTCAGTGATTCCGTTAACGACATTTTTCGTTGCATTGGGTTAAACCGCGTTTACACCAGCCGTGCCAGAGCTTGCTGTTCCGATCTCACTGATAGTGAAACTAGCGCCGGTTACTGTGATCTTGTTGCCAACGCACACCTGAATATCTTCACTGGAGTTCGCGGGTACCTGTATTGGGTTACTATACATCGTGTCCGTGAAGGCTGGATATAGATACACCTGATAGGTCACCGGAGTGGTTCCTGTACTTATTTTCGCCTTGTCGGTTTGCCATACTAAATTTGACGCCGATGTGTATACGTTTGCGGCTGGCGCTGGTATTGATACCGACACTGATAACGATGCTGATGGCATATATTATTCCCCTTTGTAATCTTGATACAGCTTGAATAGTGATCTTTCTAATATCATCAAGTCGGAATCTTCTTCCTCTTCAATACTCTCATGCGCATGTTGACGATCTTTTTGGCTAGCAAGAACCGGCACAGTAGATTGTCCAGTCGTTTTTGGCTTATTGAGTCCACCAGAATAAGAAGATAGGGTTGGAGTATCTTGGAATGTTTCTGGTTTTGTTGGCCAATTTGGTTTGTTTTCGTCTAATGGCTCATCTACGACATCCACTTCAATAGAATCTGGTTGTTGTTTAATGCCAGCCATTGCCAACAGTTGTAAAATTTCTTGTGCTTCTTCTTCGTCGAATGCAATTTGCATACCTTCATTTAATTGCTTTTTGGCAGTTGGTATCATATCATTTCTGTAAGACTTAAGAAGGTCTTCGTAAATAGATTTTGACATTTTTGTTTCCTCAGTGTATTATGTATTTATCTTTTGTTTAATCTTCTCTTTAATCACAAATTCATTCTATGCATATTTTAGATTATCTTTTGATAGCATGATGGCATTATCATCTTTATCTTTATCTTTAACTTTGATTCTTCCTTTTGACAGACTGATCAACTCACCCGATACATATCTTGGATCATCTTTTGATACTCTCATAGTATTTCCATGTTTGTCTCTAACCGGAACCGTTCCTTTATTGACAGAGACCAATTCACCCGATACATATCTTGGATCATCTTTTGATACTCTCATAGTATTTCCATATTTGTCCCTTACACTCACTCTGCCTTTTTCTACATTCACCAACTCACCAGATACATATCTTGGATCATCTTTTGATACTTGCATAGTGTTGCCATCTTTGTCATATACTCTAACTTTCCCTTCATGTACACTAACGAGTTCTCCAGATAAAAATCTAGGATCATCTTTCGACACCGATGTTGTATTACCATTCTTATCTATCACCGGAACCATTCCTTTTGTGTTATGGACCAATTCACCGGATAAATATCGCGGATCATCCACTGATACTTGCATAGTATTACCATCTTTATCTCGCACAACTACTTTCCCGCAAGCAATACCAACTAATTCACCAGACACATATCTTGGATCATCTACTGATACTTGCATAGTATTGCCATCTTTGTCTTTTACGACAACCCTTCCGGTAAATATATGGACCAATTCACCAGATAAATATCGCGGATCATCCACTGATACTTGCATAGTATTACCATCTTTATCTCGCACAACTACTTTCCCGCAAGCAATACCAATCAATTCGCCCGACACATATCTTGGATCATCTACTGATACTTGCATAATATTTTCTTCTTTGTCTTTTACTACTATAATTCCAGTGTTCGTGCCAATCAATTCGCCCGACACATATCTTGGATCATCCACTGATACTTGCATAGTATTGCCATCTTTGTCTTTTACTGATGCCATACCAGAGGCTATCCCAATCAATTCACCAGACACACGTCTTGGATCATCAACGGACACAAATGATATGTTGCCGACTTTATCTTTTACAGCAATCATCCCATCAGCACGGAATCTCTCATTAGCATCAGTTGCATTTAACCACATAGGACTGCGTCGACATCCCATACGTTTATGGACTTTACTTTCCCATTCCACTGTTTTTTTGGGACAATTAAACATTCTTCGTATTTGAATTACATTGGGTTCGCCGTGTAGTTCTCGAAATTTTTTCACGTGCCTGCTGGAAGTCCAATAATTCTTCCAAAAAGTATTCGGGTCGGAGTCTTGTCCGTACTTGGAGCCGTAATACCAGATACTAAGATGAGACCATCCGATTAGGTAGGTGTAAAAAATTGGTGCTTGTTTTTTAGTTGCCATTGAAGTTTTCCTTTATTGGTTATGACAACGCCAATAGGAGAATTTTTAGGTTCACTGACCTGTATAATAAATATCATTGCTGATTGCTCCTTATAAGCGTTAGAACCGATGGATACGCCAATATCGCGATCGGTACTTTTATTTATCAAATAAAAATCAACACGTAAAAATAACCCGCCATTAGCGGGTTATTTTATTTCATTTGTATTTTAGTAGTTGTTTTAATCGGAGTAACTCAGAGGATTCATAAACGCCATTTCCTACTTGTTTTTCAGTGATCTTTTTATCACCTAAAATGGGTAGATTGGTAGTTGCCACTGCACCTGAACCAGAAGAACCACCGGACGCATTTTCGTCGGTTTTCTTGACTTTCTTGGGCAATCCCTTGTGTTTAGTAGATGCAAAGTCTTTTACGTCCTTTTTAGACATTGATTTAGCTGCTTCACCGGCCTTACCTTTTTTGGGTTGATCGCCCTTTTGCATTGAATTAACAACACCAAAGAATTTTTGTTGAGCTTTTGACTTTGCCTTTTCGGTTACTTCGGCTTCATCAAGTTTCTTGTCTTCGTGTTGCTTAATCCATTTACGGCATTCTGCTGCTGATTTGAATGGTCCAGCTTCGCTTGATGTCTTGCCGCTTCTGAATACATGCCACACACCGTCTTTAGTTTCACGGCCAGTGTATTTGGGAGTTACTTCGGCTTCATTTACATCTTCACGAGGTTGAGATTTCCACATTGCAGCAGCGGCAATTTTTTTACCCTTTTCGCCACCACCGGCTTTCTTAGCAAGCGCATCAAAGCCTTTACCTTTTTTGCCAATATCTTTTCCAGCTTTTGCTTTCTTGACCACACTGGACTTCTTTTTCTTAGATAGTCCGGAACTTGGCTTCTTTTTTGATTCATCAACTGCGGAATCACAGTGATCTTTATCCTTGATAGCTTTTTTCATGGGTTCTTTTTTGTTCCCATCTTTATCAATATCAATGTAATCTGGCTTTGGCTTTTTACCCTCATTGAGTGGGTGAATTTTCTTTACCACTGCGCCGGGTAATTGAGATTGAATCGCCTGTTCAATCAGTCTTTTAATATTGTTGCTCATTATTGTTTCCTCTTTCCAGCTTTCGGTAAATCTACGATAATTCTTTTTAGTTTCCCTTTATGTTCCACCACTACCTCAAATGATTCCGCGAATAGCGTAGAGGCTTCTTCGTCATCTAAGTAAAAATCAGTTTTTGGATCCCAGTATTTTCCTTCTTTTGGATCATAATAAATCGGTCTACCATTTGCGTTAAATGGTCCTTCTAATCCGGCTCTTCCTTCATATTCGTCGTCAAGTGAGGGAATAACACGATATCCTTCTGTAGCTGGCACTTTTGCACCACCGTGTTTTTTCTTTAGTGCATTATATACACCGGCTTTACGCTTTTCCGGAACATCTCCAAAATCAGTTGCTCCAGCAGACGCTTTCTTGATATACTTGGTGGCTGTGTTCTTGCTTAGTTCGTTTACTCTACTACACGAACTTTCATCAAATTCATCGTCGTCGCAAAGACTGACATTACTTGATTGGAACGACCTTACTCCGTTCGGGCCTAAATCAACAACAACAAACCTGTTGTCTCTGCCGAAATCTTTTATCGTGCCTCTTTCACCGTTGAATTGTACTCGTCCGATAATCTCAACTGTGTCGCCGATATTCATCTTTGATTTGCCTTTGAACATACCTTTTTTTGACTCGGGCGTTTCGTAGTCCCAATCGGATTCGGATACATTTTTCTTTCCATAAAAAGCATCGGTGTGTTTCTTTAAATCTTCTTTAGCATAACTACCAAGAGTGCCCTTGCTTAGTTCGTTTAGTTTATCGGCACCACTACGAAGTCGGTTTTTAGCCAACATTGATACGAATTTTACACCAGCGTCGGCCAATACTTGAAGGTGTTCTCTATCAAGATTATCCAAAAAGTCAATCAATTTTGTATAAGTAGGACTGTCTGGATCAATGCCTTCAATATTACCATAAGCTTTGCGTAGATTGCTAAGTAAATCTTCCATATTATCGGATTCTTCTTCAAGATGCATCTTATCTTGCCACTTTCCACCACCAACGGGTCCGGCTCTTTCATTAGTCATCTTATCAACCGCACGATCAATGCCGCGTTGGCGTTTATCAGAGTGTTCCAATCCTCTTTCATGTCTGCCTATGTTGCCCCGCTCATAATCAGCAGCGGATGCATAAGAGGCTTCACGGGAATCTTGAGCAGCTTTCTTTACGTAGCTACCGAGAGTCTTAGGTGAGAGTTCATCCAACTGAATTTCATCAGGAGCAAACCCCTGATCTTCATCAATATCATCTGGTACGTATCCGGGAACCGCTTGAGCGGCATCTTTGACGCTTTCTGTCAATTTTCTTTTGCCACCGATAGCGGCAAGTTTTTCCTTTATATCATAAAAATAGTTGTTCATATTTTAAATCCTTAACTCAAAGTAACCGGTCAATTAATTCTCGGTGTCGTCTTAACAAAAACAGTGTCCTTGTTTCTGCTAACATATCATTTCTTTCTGATAAAACATACTGATATCGTTTGAAGTCCGTATCATCATCGGCAAAATACTCATCAATTTCTGATGCATTATTGAACGTAACAAATGATTTACCGGGATTCTCTTTATCATACACTGATACTGAATGCCCGGATGCTAACATTCTTTTCCAAATAGCATACCCTTCATCACTCAATGATTCATCACTAAACAATCGCAATGAACGATTATTGTCGTCTAATATCGCATCATATAATTCAGAAGCATAAGGCGGCTTTCCTCTCCACTTAGGATTCTTTCCCGTTAATGTCACTACCAATCCTTGTGCCTTAATAAGCATTTCGGTTGCGAGAACTATTTGATCTCCTGATTGATACCAATAAAACATCGTCTGAGAGCCAACTATTTTCTTTATATCATTTGTTACATCAATTACTTCACTTCCGTGTCGTATTCTATCTTTAATAGTATAATCTATTGTATCAAAGGTATCAAATGAACCAAGTCCTTGTGGCATTTCAGCCAACCAAGTTTCATTAAAATCATTGCGTCCAGTGATATCAAGCGTCATAAGATATTATCCTTTCGGATTTCTCCCTGTTGCCGGTTTAGCTGGTCGTTTTACCTTAGTCATCGGTGAATCATTGCCTGTCTTGAAGTCATTGGTCGTCTTTGCTTTAGGAGGTGTTTTACCCTCATAGCCAGAGATTTCAAAATCAGAACGATAAGTATTTTTCAATACATTATGTTCACCATAAGGAGCAGAATAATCTTTCTTTAGCTCATTCTGTTCTGGTGTGTTTTCTGGGTAATCGGTATCAACCAATAATCCCTTGTTTTCTTCGTCGGTCCTTTCTATTTCATCAACAAAACCATCAGAGTGTGCAGTTGTCAGCATCACGATTCTGTTTGGGTCCAATCCCAAGAATTGAGCAAAGTTTTTAATCTGTGGTTCAATCGCCGGATACCTGAACTCAACATCAAACATTTTTACTCTCTCATTTGGGTACTTTGGAAAGTCGGTTGATTTCGGCATCACCGGAGTTTCTTTTGTTTCGGATGTTTTTAGTGGATCAAATTGCTTTAATTTTTCTTTTAGATTTTTTTCAAAATCTTCTGGAACATCACCAACATACTTGATTCTGTAGTTATATGTACGTTGAGATTCAGCTAAGTATTGCTTAAATAGTGTCATTTTTGTGTCCTAATTGTGGAATATAGTGTATCTTATATCCTTATGTCACTACTTCAGTGACTAACTCCATCCCTCCAGAAACTATTGATTTATCAATAGACCTCTCGGTTTTAATACTGAATTTCTTTAGAGTCGTTGGGATTTTTCTTCCCATTTCGCCGAGGGCCGACGAAGATATTGTTGATCCGTATAAATCTACTTGACCAACTCGTTTTATATTAATTGCAGCATTTACATCTCTATCATGGCTTGTTCTACAAACAGGACAATCCCATTCGCGAACATTCAAGAGAAGAACTTCAAGTTTATGATTACAACAAGAACATGTTTTTGATGTGGGTGTAAAACGATTTATCTTATAGAATGTTTTGCCAAACCAATTTGCCTTATACTCAATCATTGAAGCTAGTGTAGACCAGGCAGAATCTTGAATAACTCGTGATAGTTTTCTATTCTTCAACATACCCGATACATTTAAATCTTCCATGAATATTGAATCATAATTTTCTATTAGCCATGTACTCACGCAATGATAATAATCATTGCGTTGTCTGGTATATTTTGAGTATTTCCTCGCTAACTGCATTCTCGCTTTTTCTCTGTTGTTGCTCCCCTTACTCTTTCTTGCGAGCTTTTTTTGTAAATGCTTGATTTGTTGCTTGGTTTTTGTCAACAATATCAAATCTTTTGGATTTCTAAATTTATCACCATCACTGGTAATAAATAAATCCATAATTCCTAAATCAATTCCGATCTCGCGACCAGTCATTGATCTTAATTCTTGTTCCACTTCAGCCAACACAGATACATAATATCTACCATCTTTATCAAGAGATATTGTAGCACTTTTTATTTTGCCGTCAATTTCTCTGTCAATAATCGCTTTTACGTATCCCAATTTTGGTAAATGTATCTTGTTATTATTTATGCGAATTACATTGTTGTTATTTGGCGTCCGATAGCTTTGTCTTGCATATTTGCTTTTAAATTTTGGTGCGTTTACTTTTTTGCCTTTTCTTTTACCATTAATTGCCTTAAAGAAATTACTATATGCTTCCGATAAATCTTTGGCCGCTTGTTGTAGTGCTTGACTATCCACGTCAGCTAAAAAAGTTGCATCTTCTTTTTTCCACTCCACCAACAGGTTGTTCATTTGAAAATGAGTTAAGTGGTGTTCCTTTGATTTATATCTTTGCAATTGAGTATTGAGAAGGTTATTAAACACATATCTTTTACACCCAAATGTCTTCGACATCAATTCTCTTTGAATGATGGTCGGGTAGATTCTGTATTTGAATGATTTAAATATCACTATCTCGGTATACTCTATTATAATGATTCGTATATACTTGTAACACACTGACCAATTGATTGTAAATATCTGCGTTGCCAGAACGAGCTATGGCAATCAATCTATTTTGTAATTGATAGATTTTACTCTCAACTTCTTCTTTTGTCAATGATTCCAACTTTACCAATGGATTCATATCTTATATTTATCTTTTTATGAAGTTTCATCACTCTTGCCATGATTCAATATTCTATCAAGCAAGTCGTGTCTTGATAATAATTGTCCCTCGGCGGTTTCAAGAATTTCTTCTGTTGGTTTGGCGCTCTTTTCCTTATCAAAATCAAGCTTGGCTTTTTTCAATTGTAATTCAACGATTTTTAGCTTCTTATTCAGTTTAGCTTGTTTTGCTGCTAAAGCATGACCGAACATAGAACTGGCTACCGATAATATCTCAGCGGAATATCGTGAATCAACTTGATAACCAAGTGATACCAAATCTGAAAAAGTTTCAGTTGCTTTTTCGGCTAATTCATCCAACTCTCTATCAGCAGCAGATAAGTCACGAACAGTAGGCAATGCCGCATCTATACGATCAATAACATCATCTATTTCAATAAGAGAATCCAAATCAATTTCGGATGGAAGTGATGATTCTATGATTTTTGAATCATCGTCTGTTGGTAGATTGAATATTTGTTCAAGTGTTTTCATAATAGTAGTGTAATATACTACTATTTAGCTTTTTTGTTTTTTAGTGTTTTTTACCTTGCCAGAACAGTTCTCGCTCTGTTAATACTCTAAAGTGTAATCCATATTGTTTACAGAATATTCTTGCTTGTTGCCATTTTGCATGATTGACTATGATAGCCATTTTATCATACTGTGATGTTTTTTCAGTGAGAATGGTTTGACCGTATGGTTTGATTTCAAGCAATTCCGCTCTTAGTGTATTTGTTTTGTCAAGATAATTGATTAAAAAATCTGGAAGATATGTGGTATTTTTTCCGGTGAGGGGATTTCGATACTTTATGCGTAAAACCTCACTTCCCCACCTCAGAATATGAGGGTTAGTATCAAGCATTATCATCACTCGGTTTTCCCAACCCGATCTGTATGTTGGCTCTTTGTTGCCAATGTACTTATCTTTATTGATTACATTATAAATTCCTTGTGAGTAGTTCTTTTTTGCCATAACACAACTCCATTAGAATTATTTATCTTATTTTTCTTCCATCAATCCATCCATCTGGTTGTTTTCCGACCGCATACAAATGAGCTTGTATTCCATTATTATATCACTTACTTCCTTTATTGCGGGATTCAACTAAACCCAACCTTCTGGTTCTTTTCCTGGTACAAACATTTTAGTATTTGACCCATCGGTAAATGCTCTCAATTTAGTTTTCGTCAAATGTCCTTCAACCCATCCTTCTGGTTGTTCTCCGGGAAAACAAATAGTCGTCTTAATTCCGTTGTTGTATGCTTTTTTGCCTTTCGATGAAGGGGGTTTTGTACCAAGTTCTCTGTGAATTATTGATTGTTTCTTTTTTGTTTCTTCAGATGCAGTAGTACCAAAACTGTTATGCACCCATTCGCCCGATAAAACTTTAGGATGATTAGTTTCGACTAATCCAATCGTTTCTCCAGTAATTAGATTTTTGACAATCATTTTTCCTTTTTTATGAGCATATCTTTCTTCTTTGTCTTCTTTGGTCAACGAATCATAATGAATTCGTTGACTTTTACTCATTTTACTTTTGGTTTCTTCTGTTACTTCTTTGCCGTATCTTCCATTTAACTTTCCTGGTCTAGATTTTTTTGCATTTATTACGGCTTTTTCATCATCAGATAAACTGTTCCACTTATCTTTCGCCAACTGTACATAGTAATCCATATTTGCTTGAATATGTTCAAATCCACCATCTCCCTTTTCTTCTTTTAAATTCGCCCATATTTTTTTGCCATTTTCATCAACTGCATGCATTATATTCCAGAATCTACTCATGAATTGTCCCTTGCTCTTTATTTCATCATAATCGGAGGTGGACAATATTATTGTGGTATGAATTTCTTTTCCGTGTTTGTTTAGATGCTTCTTCCAGTAAACACCAGACCCAAGATATTTAATAGGATCTTTCCTACGTGTGTAACATAGATATTTTAATTTCGTTTTTAGGTGAGTTTTCACCATCAGGTGATAAATATGTGTCATGCTGATACTCCATTATAGTATTAGAACCGATGGAGACTGCAATCTCGTGATCGGTACTTTTATTTACCAATCTTATTGATTACATTATAAATTCCTTGTGAGTAGTTCTTTTTTGCCATGTTGTATTTATCGGTTTTGATAAATACTTGATATCATAGCCAAGGATTTAATATCATTGTTCACGAAGTATGCCTCTGGTGATATTAGCAAACAACAATTGGTTACTACCTTAAAGGGAGTTCAATCCAGAAGAGCATCTGATAAAGAATTAGCCAATGCCTTGTCATCAGATGCCGAAATTGAACGCGAATTAGATATGGAACCAGTTGAACAAGTATCAGAAGATATCTCAAGAATCAGAAAATTAGCAGGATTGAGGTAAAATCCAATCAAGCCAAACAATTACGAGCAGAATAGTAGTCCGGTGCCGAAGGGGTATTTAATCCCAATAATGTCATCGGGCTACGCAAACTATTGATATACAAAGCTAATTGTAGAGTCAATTCAGGTATACCTTTACCTTGTATCTCTTGAAATAATGTCATCACAGGAATGTTAGATTCATTTGCCACGCGAAACATCGTTACTGTCATATTACCAGCCGCTTCCCGCGTATCAAATACTGAAAGAAAATAGCTAAAAATTACATCATACTCAACCAACGGAACAGTGATATCAAATTTATAGAATAAATCAAATACCCTTACGGTTTTATCTATTTGAAAATTAGTCTCGTTAACAGACGACATTATTAGCTCACGTTAGCTTGGAACATTGGAAACATCATTCCTGATGCACCATTAGGAGTTAATCTTACACCAGCTGGCAAAGATTGTTGTAATATACTGGGTGCAGAAGCGGATAAATTCAAACTAACACCAGAGGCATTATTTCTATAATCAAAATTCACAGTAGGTTGTTGTACTTGTCCTATAGTATTGACTGTATTTACCGCTTGTAAATCCACCGTTGATCCTTGCACCGTAGACACCGTTGAGCCATTTTGTTGCACAGTTGCAGTTGCAGCAACAGTAGCAATCGGACTGGGTTCTACATCATAATAAGCAGGATCGGCAAATCCGGGAACAGCAATACTTGGACGAGCACCGCCAATATCACCAGTATAATATTTCACAGTCTCATACTGAAGAGTAACTGTATTGATCATAGTGCCATCACCAGAAGAATAATCGTAAATATCATGTAACCAATCTTTAATCATTGGATTGATTAGCACATACGAAGCGAATTTCTTTTGACTAAATCCATATATTTGAACATCATTAAAGAATGGTGGTTTAGCTAATGGATTGGTAGCATTGCTATTATAATACGATTCACCAATATAACCCCAATCGGTATATTCAATGTTCTTATCGTATATATTTCGTTGATTGTACATTGATCCATTTACTTGAACACCGCTTTGTCCTGCTGTACCATTAACGGACTGAATATTCATGTAGTTTTGACTTGGATCTTTATAGTAGTAACTATAGTAATTATACCATAGATTACGAATTAAATCTGCTTGATCATCATGAAATGTAACCTGAATAGGTCCATATTCTATTTTATTCTGAATCAATCTTTTACGATTGTATTGATTAAGTGTTTCAACTGCCACGTTAAATTGAGGCAGTTGAATCGTTTTTACCATCAAGCCAACTCTAGCTTGATCACCGCCACCAAAAACAGTGGATAATTGTGGTATTTGTCCAACATTTATATTAAAATAAACATGAAATAGGAACTTGTATCTTGGTATAAATTCATAGCCATTGGCTACAAAGGTTTTTGATGCATGCCGATAATCTCTGTAGATTACCGGCCCATCTTGTGCTATACCAGTTGCTTGTCCTGCCACAATAGTTAAGTAGTATTTTAAAGTACTGCTTGTCCAGCTACGGCTGCGGCTGCACCAACGGTAGTCGGAGCACCAAGGAATGCAGGATTACCGATACCCGTGGATAGATCACCCAGAGTACGTTGACCCATATTCGCACCAACGCCATAAGTAGCATCGGATAGCAATTGAACAGCATTATCAAATGCAAGCGAGAGTGTGATATTGGTAACAGCACTTTCGCCATAATCAAGATTATTGTAGTTAGCTCCCTTGATAAAGCAACCAAGTAGCTGCCAAGATTCAAGAACGATTGGTAGAGCAATACCATTACCACCATCAAGCACTTCAACATTACATTGGAATTTATAGTCAATACCAGAAGAGGCAGACGCTTGTTCCATAAAATCTTGTTGTAGCTGTAGCTGCATACCGATTAGCTTAGATACTGCACCAAGGCTATCATCGCGAATAGTACAAGTAACATCCTGCCATTGTGGTTTACCAGCAAGTTTAATTGTGCTATTATAAACCGGAACATCAATTTGATCAAACTGAACATTAGGACGATCAATGTTGATTACTTGCCGTGTTAATTCCGTAAGCAAGCTACCACCACCACCGAGATTCGTGAACACGACCCGGAAGCGATATTTTAGTTTTGGCATCAAGAGGACTTGATTGCCCGCACCCTGTACTGGAACAGACAAGTTAGATAACGAGTAGGCTCCGTCTGGGTTTAATGAGTAATTTTTACTAGACATTTTATTCTCCGTAAGTATTTATGACGATTCATAACCATTAAAAATCACGAATCGCCATGTCTTTTATCTTAAGCCCCTACTGATAACGAAGCAATTTCACCAGTATTTAGAATGCGAATTGGAATATAGATAAATTCAACTGCCTTCAATGGTTCAATAGCCAAGTCAAGCCATAGTTCATTACGATCAATAGTTTGCGGAGTGTTGTTAGACAGATCGCAGATAACTAGATAATCGTAGATACCTCTCTTGGTTTGCAGGTCGAGCATTAGGGATGTAACTGCATTCCGGAATTGATCACGGGTCAACTGATCGTTTGGCTCAAACAAGAATTGCTGAGATAGACGCTCAAGTTGCATCCGAATGTATCCGATAAGTCTTGCTACATTGATTCTATCCAGAGCGGATCTGATATTTGTGCAAGTTTTGTTACCAAAATTCAGAATACCAACACCGGCTTGGAATGTAATCGGATTGATGTTATTTGTATACAGCAAATCACGAGTAGCAAGATCATTAGAGAATGATACAAACTGACCGTTACCTTTTAAATATCCAATCCGAATAGCGTTCTCAACTAGACCACGACGAACACCGGCTGGTGCGAACCAAGGCCAAGATAGCTGGTCAGAACGAATAATAGTTCTGATCATCATGTGACTTGGTGCAGTTACCACTGTTAGGCCAGATAGATCACGTGTTTGGCAACTTGGATAGAAGATACCAGTATATTGGTCACCCAACTGAACGATAGGATTCTTATCAAGATAAGGAGCCGCATCATCGTTAATCCACGCTTGAATATCAGATGGTGCTAATCTTAGAGGAGTATCGCCAATAACGAAACCACTATTACCACGATCAATGTTGAGAGCAACAAGATTTGGCGTTAGTTCTGGGTATTGTGTACAAGCCAATAGTGTGTAGTTTAGCTGTTCTTGACGAGCTTGAGCACTATTATCAATACCCGATTTTAGAGCGGTAACGATAACAATACGTTGAGCATTGCGACCCATGTTAGGAGTACCGTTATCATTATTTTGAGAAGCAGTGACCCATGCATTGGTTTGTAGCAATTGCCAAATAGTAGATGAACCAGTGCTTCCAGGAATTACACCTTGGGTGGCGCTGATTGGACCAGTATTCACACAGACATACAGCGTACCTTCATAAGAAACTCTGGTTCCCTTTGGATATTGGAAATCAGGATTCCATGCAGCCACTGGATAATCAGTTGCATTGAAGTAGTTAACTTGGAACGACTTGACATTAAACCCAGAACGACGAGTATTAAACAGTAGTGTTCCTTGTGGATACAACAATGGGTTTGGTGCATCAGGATCAACATAATTGCTAATAAGCAAAGATTCAATTGTTGGCAGTTCAGCAACAACCGGATCAACAGCGCCGGTAGATGACCAACGAGCATCAGCATAAAGAATGCCATTTTCGGTGGTATTATCTGCGTTGTCAAGTAGTACCCATTGACCTTCGCCACTGACATTGGACCAACGACTAATTTTTGGATAATTGATCAGATCACTTGTATCTACCCATAAATCACCAAATTGAAGCGGAGTATTACCGGCATCAAATTGTGAAGTAGGAGGCGTAACATTAAAGATAGGACCATTAGGATTGGTCAGAGTTAGATTGTAGCCACGAACGTCGTTTGTTACATTCTGATAACCCATCCAACGACCGTTGTTCTGAATCATGATATCAACTTGATCAAATGCCGAATAGTACCATAGTGTACCATCATTTGGATCTTGATCCGGTGCAGTAGCAAGAGGAATGTAAGTAAATAGCGGGGAACCTACCCAGTTAGATAGTGTAACACCTACTTTCTCACCTTCAACGTACAGAAATTTCGCACCACGTGCAACCGATGTCCAAGCACTGTTGACGAATCCAGCAACAACGATTGGGCTAGTTGACAGTGTGCCAATCGGAATTAAGTTGACAATACCACCGGTAGCGTGTGCAATCACAATACGACCAGCATTATTGATATAGGCGCTAACATTGCTAACAGCAGCAGAACTAATATCTGCAACAAAATTCTGAGCGGTAGTGCCACTGAGAGTTACGGTAACTTCGGTATACTCGGGATCATTTGGTTCGGATGCTTGTAGAATAAACCGAGAACCAGAAACAAAAGTTCCAGCATCAAATGCAGCAGCAACCACAGTTGGTCCAGTAGCCAATCTACTGTAGAGTGTAAATCCAGCCATTCCATAATCAGCATTGTTAGCGATGTCTGGTCCAGTAGGAGCAAACAAAGGATTAACTTCTGCATACAATGTGCCAGCAGGAATCGCAGCACCACCACCAGCAGGATCAATACTATTGATAGCATCAAGATCGCTACGATAAATGCTCACAGTTTGGCGAACAAATGTATCAAGAACGGCATCGTATTTCTTAACGACGATATTAGCGCCTTGATTTACATTGTTGGTCTTCAACCAAATAGAACCGGTAGGATGTGGTGCAGTATCAGTTGTACGCCACCGTGGAACCTGATAGCTCCGTGAAGCTTGATACCGTGGGCATAGATATTGTGAGTTTGTGACACCACCAGGTGTTGGTAGAATGCCAAGAGCACTCAACACACCAGCAGTAGTGGCTGGACCAAAATCAACACCACCCTCAATACTAGCGGTGACTGCAAGCATATTGCTATAAAGCATCAGCTTACCGTTGATAGCAGCGGAAAAGACGCCGGGAATAGCAGCAGCGTTGATGTCATCAGATAATTGAGAAACAGTGGTACCTAAACCAGCGATATCAACAACAACACCATTGATTTCAAGTGAACCTACGGGAACGGCGGTTGGCGCTAATGTACCAGTAACCGTTGGCCAAGATAGTGCCCATTCATCAGAACCGACTTGAACCCAAGTATTAAAAATATTGGATAGTTCTGGAGCTGTTGTTTGGGCTTCAGATGGACCGCCGCACTTAAAGAAGATAGGCATATCAAGAGCAAGTGCGTTAACGGAATAATTACCGATATCACCAAAGCTAGAAGATGGACCTTCTGTTACACTGGATACACCGTTGTAAGTAGTGGTAATATCAGTTAGCTTAGTGGAATCAAGAATAACACTAGGATTCTTTACGGTGAACTGAGATGTAACAATGTTCCACTCGTTGATACCCCAAGAAGTGCTGGCAACATCAAGCCAGTATTGACCGGCATTGGGTTGTCCCATTGGACGAGTCAAAGAAGCCTTTAGGTCTTGGAGATCAATATCCACTCTCTGAACATAGCAACGATTGCTGATACTCAGGGCAGAATAAGCGGCCAATAGACCGTATTCGTTGAGTTCATCACCATTGATAGGCGTACCAGCAGTAGTGGTATAGAACAGTGGTTTACCGTACCAAGATAAAAGTTCGCGTTGGCTCGTAAGTAAATAAACGTTATTTGCGTTTTCAGGTAAAGTACCAGGAGCAACACCAACACCAGAACCAGATGCTTTATTAGACGCGGTCGCTAATAGAACATAGGGAACTGAGTTTGTGGACCCCTGAATATATTGACTTTGGTCGTCAACAAATACCTCTACGCCGGGTGATAGTAGTTCTTTCATTTTTCATCCTCATTTGTAGATAAATGTATTTATCAAATATCACGAAAAATGAGTTGAAGTGAACTCTATTTATGCTCGGTTGATAGCGTGTTTTTGATTGTGGGAAATATTTTTATCCGATTACCCAGTACATTGGTTGACTAAAATCAACATAATTTTTTAGGTCTTCAAGGCATTTATCAATAGCAGCTTGTCCCTCTGCCTTCATCGCTGCACCATTCAATGATGAACCCCCTTGGGGTCCAACAATTGTGCTATATTTTTCTCTGGGTTCACCAATGATAATTTTACAAGCGCCTACCATAAAATCACGGAACCACTGTAAGATAACTGGGTCAGCCAATAGGTTGAATTCAGGTTTCCAATTATATGTCCATAGTAGCACATTTTCACCCGTTGCTTTTGGATCACGCATAAGCTGTAATTTTTTAGTAACAGTATTAAATGTATACACAATATATGCGCCGAACATTCTACCGGCTAATTCTACGTATTGAGAATAAAAATCATAAGTGGCCAATCCACCAGATACATTGAAGTTCATCAAATAAACATTCAAGCTGGCTTGGCTAAATGGGTCAAAGTTACTTGCGAATGGTCCAGTAGCATTGCCAAAGGTTCTTCTATAAACTTGTCTTACAGATTGAACCTCTTGTGGCATTGTATAGATATTTACATTGTCAACAAGCTCCATGAAGATATAACTTTCTTCTGTTGAATTTTGCGCCCTCTGTCTGTATGTACCCAATGCTCTTTGGTATGCAGTTTCATAATGCTCTGCATCCAATTCAATGTCCACTATTTGATCGCCTAAACTATAGCGAACATAGTCAATGAGTTCTTGCTTTAATCTTGTAGTTGAGGATTCAGATTCAATCATGTTAATACACCAATAATATTGATGTATTTATCTGTTTTTTTAACTGAGCTTAGGTTCAGAGTCTATGAATCTTAGATATTCTCGTAAATGAACTGATGCTTCGTTTTTTGTCGTAAACGGACCAGACCAATCTTCTTCGATGATTCTATAATACCATCCTTCTGGTAATATAATATCAGATTGATCGTAGTCCGTGATGTGCTTAGTACCATCTGAGTAAAAAACTTCAGATTGAATCATAAATCTCTATCTTTCAACCAATTGTCTATGTTGAATGTAGTATACACCAACAATGTTAGATATGCAAGTAGCAATACTTCAAAAGTTGTTTTTAATGTTTCCATGATCACGTTAATCTACTCATAGTCAAACAATCCACCCAATTGATCTTTTTCATCATTGTTGTTTTTATGAGATTCAATTCTGTTTTTTGCAATTTCAAAATACTTTTCTTCTTTTTCAATACCGATAAAATTTCTGTTGGTATTGATACAAGCTATGCCGGTTGTGCCCGAACCCATGCAGTTGTCTAACACTGTTTCGTTCTCGTTGGTATATGTTTTTATCAGATACTCCATTAAGGCAACAGGTTTTTGAGTTGGGTGTAATTTTTCTTTATCTCTTTTTATTTCAACCCAAGACAAAGGAAATCTTTCGCCAGATTCATTGTTTGTTTCCGTCAAATCTTTTCCAACATAAACGTCACTAGCAGAGCCTCTTGTGCATTTATACGGTTTACCTTTTGTTTTTTGAGGATTATATGTTGGCAGTGATTTATAAAAAACAAGAATATCTTCATGTGCCCTAAGAGGCATACGATTGGCGTTATAGAATCCTGTTGCTGCTTTTTTTATCCATTTCAAATCATATCTAAAATCATTTATGTTTGATGAAATTAAAACAGTAGTAAACGGCTGTGCCGCAGTCAGAACAATTGCTCCATTTTTTTTTATAATTCTTTTGTATTGCAACCATAAGCCATCAATAGGAATAATTGAATCCCACTTACACGCCGTTGTCCCATACGGCAAATCACATAGAATCATATCTATACTCCCATCGGGAATATCTTTCATGATATCCAAGCAATCGCCATGTCTTAAATCATTCATCTTTACCAAACTCGTAATATTACCAAGTTCTCATTTGATCTACCAGACCACTTTGTCTCGGTAGATTTAATCTCTTTGAACAATTTTCTCAATGCCGGTTTTCCTTCTTTTGTAAATTTACCAATAATTTCTTGAGGCTTCCTTATCGTTTTTTGAACGGTCTTACTAGCGTCAAATCCAACAATACTTGATCCTTTTATTGTTAACGACCCTGCATTAAAATCAGCCGCAACATAAATCAATTTTCTCTTTGCATTATCATACAACCATGCTTCTTGGGCCGCAACAATTTTAGCTGGGGCTTCTGATTTTATTTTTAATTCAGGAACATCTCTGAGATACTTAAATTTAACAGCCAACCTTTCTGGGCTCACCGCCTTTTTAGCTCTTGGCTTTCGCTCTGTTTTTTTAACTTGCAAGTACGATAAACAATCAGATAAAACCTGTTCAATAAATTTAATTATGTTTCTTAGTTGTATTTTAGTATACCCACTATACGATTCAGTAACATACTCATCATCGCCAGAATAGGCCAACTTTACTTCGTTTAAGTCTTTTTGCCAAATATCGGAGATATATGATGTGTGTTGAGGCGATACGTTCATTGATCGCATAACATTGATCGGCTTTATGTCAGCCGTCATCTTGCAACCAGATTTGATAAATGTCTCATACATTGCGTCAATCTCAGATGCGGCTTCCTTTACTTTTTCAAGTAGCCTATCTTGAATAGTCGGTTTCTTATCTTCATCGTCTATGTCTGTTACCGGCTTTCTCTTTGATACTCGCATTGACTCAATAGTATTTTCTATTGAGCTTTTTTCATGATCGGTCAATTCAAGCCCCATCAGATTCATTCTTGCTAACCAGCATTGAGTAACCGATATTTCACCATCTGGTATAGATTTTACTACTTTAATATCATTGGGTCGCTTATTCAACGTCAACCAATGAATCATCATTTCTTTTGCTTCCTTTTGCTTGAAGTATCCATTATACCAAGTAAAGGCGCGAGCAAGTTTGCTGAATCTTTCTTCTTTTTTTGGTTGAATTTCCCAAGATGGCTCTGGTCCTACATACTTTGTATCGCCGCCAATAAAAGAAAATGGTTTTAGTTCATTACTTTTTTCTGATGTTTTAGCTTTTACGGCACGTGCAACCGTTCTTTTTGTTTTCGGCTTCGTTGCTGTTTTTGTTGTTTTTTTGGTTACGATTTTTGCCATAATTAGTTTGTATTAAGAATAGCTACGAACAAGTATTGGTCAATTGTTTCAATCAACTCGTCTACTTGATCTTTGGTAAGAGTATACATTGATGTTACTCTATTACGCCGACGGCACTCTATCTCTTCTTTTGAGAGAGTGGTTACTTTTTCATCAGCAGTTTTGATGATCTTGATTAAATCATTGTAATACACCGGATCGGTGATTTGCTTGATTTTTTCCTTGTATTCTTCTACAAGATTTCTATAATGTTGAATGATATTATCGCTTGACATATTTCTTAATACTATTTAGCGATGTTAACTGAATCGCAATATAAACGCAGTAGCATCAATTTCATTGGCAAATTCAATGTAATACACTGAATTATATAATTCTTCGGCTTGATTGTCTGGCAATAGTTCATAAATCATAAGGCCATGCAATTCATCCTTAACCCAAGAAAAAAACTCTTTGACTACCGGCGAATTGGATGGGCCGAATTCTTCAAGGAAGACTGCTATCTTCCTTGCTGCGACTTCGTCAGTTTCCCAACAACAAAGTAGATTGAATAAACTTTTTTTAGATAATTTCAACCTAGTCATCTTCATTTCTTTTCACTCAATTCAAGCTCAAGATCATGCCAATCACCATTAAAGAATACTGACCACACATTATCTTGAGTGAAGATATACTCAAATTCTTCGTATTGGTGATTTTCCTCATAATCACTCAGCGATTCAAATTCTTCAATCACAATGACTTCGCCACGATAAGTGTAATACACGGTGTAATCATCTTCATCATCGTGCTTTTTATTAAATGACTTTTCATCATCGGATACATATTCGCCTAATGAGCTAATTGATCCACCTGCAAGCAGCTTTTCTACTGCTTCACGAGTATTGTAGTGTTCAAGGAGAGTTTTACCAACGCCTTCAAGATACCCATCCCAATGACAGTAAACTTGAGATACAGTTCCATCATTGTTTTCAATTGCGATAGTAGATCGTGTGGCCATGTTTTTTCTCTGTTGTGGTGAAGAAGATGTGTATTATACAGAAAATTTTGGTGATGTCAAGCGTTTTTCTCGGCGAAGATTGCATAAATACTCCATAACCAAGGAGTAACTTCGTGCCAAGATTAAGTGCATATCGACCAACAAAGACCAATGATTTTAGATATTTCGACAGAAATATAAGGCAAATGTATCAAGTTGGAGGTTTGGATGTCTATTGTCATAAGTACTTGGGTCCACAAGTAGGCAACGAAGGCACCCCAGACGTAACTATCCCTGTATATAATAACGAAAGTCCGCTATTCATTGAGGATTTATTACTGCTTGAGAACAGAGATAGAAACTACGAATCAAATATTTACATTCTTCGTATGGCATATCTTGAAAGAGATATTGATTTTGACTTAACTCAATTCGGGTTGTTTTTGAATAATGATACTTTGTTCTTATCAACTTTGTACTCGGACATGATGGACATATTTGGTAGAAAATTGATGGCTGGAGATTGCCTTGAATTTCCGAATCTACGCGATTATAACCCATTAGATACCAGCATTTCCAAATCATTACCAAGATATTATGTCATTCAAGAAGCAGCATGGGGTGCAGAAGGATTCAGTCAGACTTGGTTGCCACATCTTTGGAGAATTAAAGCAACACCATTGGTCAATGCTCAAGAATATAAAAGCATATTGAATAAACCCTTTGAACCCGATAATATATGGGATCCGGGTAATTTTTATCCAGCAGGAACGATTGTTAATGATTGTGGTAAATTTTACAGAGCTAAACAGAATGTCCCACCAAACGAAGATATAACTAATCCTGCATATTGGGAGTGGATTGAAGACCCAACTACAATTGCCGATGTTATCAGCACATATAACAAAGACCTTGCAATCAACGAGGCTATATTGGCTCAGGCTCATATTGAGGTTCCGTTGAGTGGGTTTGATGCGACTAAATTTTATATTATACCAACCTACGACGACAATCAACCCGCACCACCTCGGAGTGGCAATCCTGATATGGAGCAAGTGACACCAAATACCACCAAACCATACTCTGGCTATTTGACCGGAGACGGGACTGCCCCAAATGGGTTACCAGTGACACCGGGCGTATCGTTCCCTCTAGGAGCCACTAAAGGACAATACTGTTTGCGGTTGGATTACTACCCTTCAAGGCTTTTCAGATATGACGGGAACATTTGGATACATATATCAGATGATGTGAGAACTGATCTATACCAGATTCCTGGTTTGGATAACACTCAACGCAGTAGTTTTGTAAATAACACCTATACCGTTAATACTGCAACTCAAGGATGGATACCGAGCAGGCAATCCCTCAGCGATGCATTGATGCCACTTGCACAAAATGGCAACGATGGCGGTGATAAGGTGCCGAATCCAAGACCGATTACACAACCGGGACAAAAAGGACAATTTTGGGTACCACCACCACCGGACCTAGACCCCCAACCGGACGATTGACCAAGCGGATAATCCTACTTACATTTCTCGTTGCAGTTTCTACCTTGATTGCAATCTTGTCCGCAACTGGTAAGATTGCTTCCTTTGATATAAATCCAAACTGCTCCAATCACCGACGATATTGCGAATATTATTAAACCATTCATTATTTTACCTCTGATTATGATCATACTGCTTATTTTGCCATAAGTCAAGTACTTTGTAGCTAAATACTGTAACATCATTAAAAGGTTATATTATGTCACAATTTTTTTATAATTCTCAGATTCGGCGTTACTTATTGCAAGTAACCAGAGTATTTTCACACTTTTTTGTTGAATTTTCGAGGGACACCGAGGGAGAAAGAGATTTATATCGCGTACCTGTAAAATATGGAGACGCATCAAGGCAAGCTCAAACCATTCTCCAAAACAATTCCGCATCAAGTATGCCATCAGTGCCGCTTATCACGTTCTACATCGCTGGAATGGATTATGATAGGCCAAGAATTCAGAATCCAACATACGTTGGTCGTTCAGATATCCGACAACGAACATATTGTGAACAAACCGGAGAATGGACCACATTAGAAGGCAATGCCTTTACCGTAGAGCGATTGATGCCAGTTCCATACAAGATGACTATCAATGTAGATATATGGACCAGCAATACTAATCAAAAGATGCAAATTTTTGAACAGTTAGCTGTGCTATTTAATCCCAGTTTGGAAATTCAAGCAACGAGCAATTGGTTTGATTGGTCAACGCTCACTATTATTGAATTGATTAAAACAACATGGTCATCAAAGACTATACCAGTGGGAACAGAAGACCCTATTGACATCAACACGTTTGAATTTGATATTCCAATTTGGATTTCAAGTCCGCTTAAAGTGAAGAAATATGGCGTGGTTGAGAAAATCATTGCTTCTGTTTTTGATTCTGAGGCAGATATGATTAACGCCATTGGCAACGGTGATTTATTAACGGGAACAAGAGCGACCATTACGCCGTATGCTTATAAAGTATTGCTAACTGGCAACAGAGTGCAAGCCTTACGGCAGAATCAAGTAGTACAACCATCTGAATTTAGCTTTGAGCCACCAGAACCACCCGACAGTGATCTATTTTGGCCATCCATTGTTCAAATGTATGGTACAATAAAAACTACTCCAAGTACTCAAGATTGTATTCGTCCGGGTATTAGCTTAATGAGCTTGACACAACAAGATGGAAATGAGATTATTGGTACCATATCATATGATCCATTTGATAATAGATTCTTGTTATTCACGATTGATCCATCTACTTTACCAGGTAATACATTACCACCAGTAGATGCCGTGATTGATCCTCAAAAAGTGGGTCCGGGTATGGGATTGCCCAATCGTGGTATTGGTCAACGATACTTAATCACGAATGCTACTGGCAGTGATCGGGGCTATGCGGTGGGATGGTTGGGTGCTGATAATACTCCATTGATTGCCGAGAAGAATGACATTATTGAATATGATGGTAATAAATGGTTTGTGGCGTTTTCTGCCGCTGATAGCCACGATGACATTGAATACGTTGCCAATATCACCGACGAGGTTCAATATAAATGGGGTGGTGGAATGTATGATGAATGGGTGCGTTCTGTACAGAATGTGTATGCTGGTGGTGATTGGCGACTGATTTTGTAATGTGGACAGGCGAATAGAAGCGGTTGGTGTATTGTTCTACTCAGTAGATACTAATAGATATCTATATCTGATGCGGAACGACGAAAAACATCGTGGAATGTGGTCTTTGCCGGGTGGCAAACAGGAGAACAATGAGTCATTACTTGAATCATTGATGCGAGAATGTCGTGAGGAGATAGGATTTTGGCCGGATTTTTTGCAATTAACTCCATTAGAACGATTCACCAATACAAATAATAATTTTACTTATCATACATTCTTTGCGGCAATATCTTCTGAGTTTGTGCCAAAACTAAATCATGAACATTTTGGCTACACGTGGGTCAACCGTGGAATTATTCCTCGCCCATTGCATCCAGGATTAAAGTCAACATTACAATATCGTGAGATAAAGTCTAAGATACGATCATTAGAAAAATTTTTTGATTAAAAAAGGGTGCATTAAGCACCCTTTTTAGTATCATAACATTGTATGATTTTTACTCTTTTGATTCAAGCTTTTCAATTCTCGTAATCAATTCAGCGATTACTTCATTTTGATCCTTGATAGCAGCAAAAGCAAGTGCCGATAGTTTCTCATAGTCTACAGCCAGTGATCCATCGATTCTTGTGCGAGTAGCCAACGGGAATACCGCTTGAACATCTTGAGCGATAACACCAAAGTCACGCTTGACCACGAAGAATCCATCTTCGCCACCGTGTTCTCTGATATAATCGTCTGTCCAATCAAACGTTTTACCACCGATATATGTAACTGCCGATAGAGCATTTGAAATATCAACAATGTTTTCCTTAAACGCTACGTCCGATGTTGCGAATGCTTGAATCTGACCAGTAGCTCTGAGTTCACCAGCAACTCCGCTCGGTGCGATACCCACACCAACCGAATTACCGATGTTGGCACTGCCAGCAGTTGTAAAGCTGCTTGCCGATACTTCTCCATTAGATACCAATGCGTTAACTGTCGCAATATTGGCAACATTTAGAGTAGAACTGAATGTTCCGGTTGTACCACTGATTGCTCCATTAGATACCA